CGGGTGAAACGGCGTAAGATGGGGAAAGAGGAAGAATGACCCTAAAACCCTCCATCAAGCAGGACGATACCATCACCACGGGCCGTGAAAATGATTCGCACAAGAGCCTTATCTCTGCCAAAAAACTCAAGAACGTGACAGAGGATATGAAAGGATTTTCCCCGGATGGTAAGCTCTTCCTTACCCGCAGGCAGGCCGTAGGATTCCTCAAGATGCACGATAACCCTACATGGCAGAAGATCAAGGATAAGGCCGAGGAAGAAGGACTCCATAGTGGGGATTATCAAGAGGCAAAAGGCATCAAGACTGCCCCTGACGACATCTCCGATATGACTGTCCGGTGCTACGACTTCGGACTCTTCGGGTACATCCTTGAAGAAATGACGGAGTTCAAGAAGAGAGAATATTACTGCCCGTGGGAATCCTCGTTTCCAACGTCCGACAAGGCCATGATCGGGGACGGCGTTAAGGGCATCGAACGCCTGGAATACTTCGAGCCGGGCATCAAAGACGTTGACCTGTTCACCTTCTTCGACTTCTACAAAGGGGCCCTGCAGGAAGACCTGAGAAGCAGGGGGAAATTCGTCTTTGGTAGTGGTTTGGCAGAAATATACGAGATCGACCGGATACTCTTCAAGGAAACCCTCGATAAAGCCGGTCTGCCTGTTATCCCCTGTACCATCATCGAGGGAGGGATAGACGAACTCAGAGAGTGGTGCAAGGAACAGCCGAAGGGGGCCAAGTTGGTCATAAAGTCATCGTGCTATCGCGGAGATTTTGAGACCACCGTGATTGATGGCGTGGACAATACCATCGAGGACTTCCTTTATTTCATGGACAAACTCGCCTATGACCTCGGGGTGAGGAAAGAACAGATCGTCTTCATCTGTGAAAGCATCCTCGACGCCGCCTGCGAGCCTGGATATGACGGGGTTAATTCGGACGGCGTATTCGGCGACTGGGGTATGATAGGGTATGAGAAGAAAGGCGATGCCCTGATCGGAAGGATGTACAAAAATGATGATTTACCTCATATAATCAAGAATGTAAACGACTGCATGGCTCCATTCTTCACCGCAGAAGGGATCAAAAAGGCGTCCGACATGAAGACTATGCCTCTCGCCGGCTACCGGGGCCTCTACTCGATGGAAAGCATCATCACCAAGAAAGGTAAGTGCTTCCCGCTCGATATATGCTGCCGGGCCGGGTCGCCCTCGTCTGAAGTGCTGTGCGGTAAGCTCATCAAGAACTGGAGCCGTGTCGTCTGCGATGTAGCCCGAGGGAAGCCGCCCAAGATAGAGATAGGGGCCAAATATGGGGCTATCCTCAAGTTCCACTCCTCGGCGGGGAAGGATAATTTCGACGTGGAAGTCAAGTATCCGAAAGAAATAGAAGAGTGGGTGAAGATCAGGAACAAATACGGGGACAAGAGCAAGATTTATTCGATTTCCCAGGACAAGGGCGATAACCTTGGGGCTGTCATCGGGATAGGGAATACGATAAAAGAAGCAACAGACCTCTGTCTTGAACGGATAGAGATGGTTCATGCCCAGAGGATCGAATGGTCAAAAACTGCCTTCGATGAACTGATCGAAAAAATAAAGGTCGGGGAAGGACTTGGCGTAAAGCCCTTTCTATAGGAGAACATTATGTCAGTAAGTCTGTGCCCCACACCTCGCTTTAAGGCTTTTTACCCTGGTACGGGGATTCCCCTGGCCGGAGGTTATCTCTACACGGTCCTGCCGGGGACCGCTGTCGTTTTCGGGGCGCCTCCCACCTACCCTATGGCCACCTACACCGATTCAACGGGCGGGACTGCCAACACAGACCCCATAGTCCTCGATTCAAACGGAGAAGCCGATGTGTGGCTTACCGGTTACACAAAACTTGTGCTTTATGACATCAACGGCAACCTTATCTGGTCAAAGGATAATGTTTCGTCAATGCCGAACGAAGTCCCCTCCACCCTTCAGTTCATCGTTCAATCGGTAGCGCCGTTGTATGTAGGCCCAACTCAATTTTCCATGGTGGGGAACTTCCTGTCTATTTTTTCAGTTGGCACGGTTGTACAGGCCACCGTCACGAGCGGGTATATTTACGGGTACGTCTCGGCTGTTTCGATGGGTGGAGGGGTTACGACCGTGACTGTTAATTGGATCTCGACCACCCTTGATTCAAGTGTCTCGGTCGTGGCTTCCGGTATCATTTATCCTCAAGGGTCTGGGAGCGCCATGCCCCTTTACCCCACAGTGCCATTATCGGCTGATACTGTTTTTACCTATGCAAGCCTTTTTCAGACCTATGTCGTGAGCAGCGCACTTGCATTGAGCATCACCCTGACACTGCCTGGAGCTTCTACTGTTCCTCCCGGCTCGTGGCTGAAGATCAAAAATGCCTATACCGGCACGACGTACACAGTCACGATCATTGCGACCGTCGATGGAAAAGTCAACCCGACGCTTGTCCCGTATGATGAGATAACTATTTTTAGCGATGGAACATCATGGTACGGGAAAATATTGACTCTCCCGCAGAACCTCGTCCCAGTGCGGCACACTGTACTGTCTGGCCCCATTACCACTGGCGGCCTGCCTAATTTTCTCCCAGCGACATCCGGCACATTGGTTATAGCAGCACAAAATCTAAGTGCTGCCGTGCCCCTGGTCGTTACGGGAACAAAGTGGACCGCTGGAGGGCTTCCATACGGGGTGTTCGGGACTACCGACCTGGTAGGCTCATTTACGGCTGCTTCATGGACATTGCTGACGGCTTCCGGGCTTAATTATCTCTGGATTGATCCCTTTGACGGGACATGCGGGTCAACGGTACTAGCCCCCGTATATCAGTGGTATGGAACCCCGAGCGTCACCTCAAACCAGTATACCTTCAATATATCCGAAATGAAGATGTATGTGGGCAACGGATCTGCTGCCGTGCCAACCACGAAAGTTTTCGTAGGAGAGGCGACGGCAGGTGCATCGGCAATTACAGGGATTATCCCCTACGCTTATCAGGGGATGTACGATTCAGGAGATATCGCGGTCTCGACAATCTCAGCAAGCCAGGTCATCACTTTTACCCACAATATAGGGGTGATGCCTCTCTTTTCCACGCTGGATTTCGTCAATGTAACGGGGGAGCTTGGCTATACGACGGGGATGAGAACGCAGTGGATACGCGATGTCAACAACGCTTACGGGGTAAACGTCCCCATAACCCTTGACCATTTGAACCGGAATAGTATTAAGTACCAAACGGGGGGCGGGGCGTTGGGCGCATTATCCTATTCAACATGGCAGTACGGAGCCGTAACGGCGGCACACTGGTTGCAACGGGTCGTTGCAAGGAGAGGGTGGTAAATGAAAAAGTTGTGGACACTATCGATTGCGGCATTACTGATCATGGTTCTTGCCAGCAGTTCTTTTTCTCAGTCCCCGCCTTGTTTTTGGAACGGGACTTCGTGGGTATGTTCGGGTAATGCCTTGCCTTATCCATTACAAACACTGACTGAGGATACTGCGCCTTCCGCCACTGACATTGTAGTGACGGTAAAGAACCCCTTGACTGTGCCGATGAACAGAAAAATACAGTTGGGCAATTTATGGCCAGGGTTGGCTGGAATGGTGAATAGCGGGATGTACGCTACCCTTTCTGCTGCTCATACTGCTGCCGTAGCCGCTGGAAAGGGGCTGTTTATAACTTCTTCCCTTACCTTCACTGGAAGTCTTACCAGCACTGTCCCCATTATGGTTGCACCTGGCTCAGGGAGAATTACACAAACCGGAACTGGACTATTAACTTTTGACGCTTCATTCAATGCCGGGCTTTGTCAAGTCTTCTACGGCTTCTCTTCCGGCCAAGTTCGTGGACTTACCTATGCCACACCAACTATGTTTGGGGCCATTGCTGGTCTAAACTATTCTACGTTGGTAGGAACAGATAACAGTACCGCGTTTCAATGTGCCATAGCCTCGGTTTTGACTACCGGGACTGGAGGAAGCGTTTATGTTCCCGCCGGTGGATACTATTTAGCCTCACAAGTTTTAATTACTAATGGAGTTTGGGAGGGATTCAACTTTTATGGAGCAGGAGAAGGAGCAACAGTTCTCGCCGGTAGTCATTTGATAACTGGTGGCATTATTAAAATGGCCTCTAATGGGGCTACCATTAGCGACATGGAGATAATACAAGGTGATGTATCAAGTGGAATGGGTGCCGCCACTATTGCCTTAGAGATCGCCCCAGGCTCTAACGGGGTATCCATCCACAATCTGTGGTTAAGTTCTTGCACGGCAGGGTTAAAGATCGGCGCTGCTTCTGCAAACATCCGTGTTCATAACATCCAGGCAGAACACAACCTGTACGACTATTGGATAGATCGGGCCAACATGATTCAATTATCCCTCATCCAATCCTACAGGGCTGTCTATGCCGGGCTTTACATCACAGGGACCTACGCGGGTATGGAAAAAGGAGCCATCACTGTTAGTGATCCCGTTTTCGTTGAGTCCCCTTGGGCTGGGGGTGGCACTCCCGCTATCAGCGCGGCAATCCATATTGACTCTTACATCCCGGTTATCCTGAATGCTCCTCAGATTTCTCATACAAACATCCCTGGGGCGGTTATCTGGGAAGGAATACACATCGTAAGTGGAAATGTCTTAGTCAATAACCCCTCCATAACGAAAACAGCGACTCGTGGCATTGGCATCCTTGCAGGTTCTCTTACCGTCATGGGTGGGCGGATAGAACAAGTTGGGTATCTGGATCAGACAGGACCATGGATTACTCAGGGAATATACGCCGCGCCGGGGACTTCGCTCACGGTCATGGGCACCTACATCAACAGTGAAGGGTATGGGATATACTCTCAGGCGAAGTACAGCAAGATACAAGGCGTCACCTTTAATGATTGCAGTAACGGAGGGCAGACCGGGACTGTCAATGCAACAACGGGCAACAAGACTCTGGTACTCGATCCCCAGACAACAGACACGTACGCAGAGGTAATTGGAAACCACTTCTCTAATGATACCAGTGCTGCGACTGGAAAGACTGCATTCTATCTTTTTTCATCATCGGCTGTCCCTGCGGCAGGCAACCTCAAAATCATTGGAAACAACGCAACCCTTAACTCATTCGCTACGAAATTTGCAACCGGCCTAACCAACGCTCAACTGCTGACCTATGACATCACAAGAAATACTGGATTACTGAAGACGACAGCCCATGGCTCAAACGTGATAGCTGCAGCTGCGACATCAGTTGTTATTGCTCATGGCTTGGATGTCACACCTCTTGCAGAAAACATAACAATTACGGGCACCAATACAACTACCACTCCTATTGGGGCTGTATGGGTAGACACGATAGGCGCAACATATTTTACTGTCAACTGTACCGCCGTTCCAGGAGTAACTACATGGACTTTTGGATGGAAAATTGAAACTAATTAGAGGTAACTTATGCAGATGCTAATCCTTCTATTTGCGGCCTATAGATAGGATTTTAAGTAGATGGTGTGATATGCAGAGCAACGGGACAAACTGGAGAATTTTAAGAGGAAATTAGGATATGATAGGTTTCTTCGACCCCACATGGCAACCAGGAAGCCCTCAATGCTTATTAACAGCCGGAGGGCAGACGTTTACATATCAGATTTTGAAACCATAGGAGGCCCCATGAAGAAAATAATCCTTGCCGTAGTTATTTTCCTGACCACAGTGTCTCTCGCGGGAGCAGCAGATTCGCCCTGCATCTCAAGCGGGCTTCAGACGAGTTCGGGTACAATTCAGAATACAACTAAAGGCGGGACCCTCTGCGGGGTTCAAGCACTTACCAACGGGACAAATACTGCAACCTGCACGGTCTACGACAACGACTCGGCTGCATCGGGGAACGTGGTCGGCGTTGGCATTACGATCGGGGCGGCATATAGCGGCGGATCGGCTCTTCCAACTGTTTTCTACAAAGGGCTTTTTCTAAGCATATCCGGGACCGGGGCAACCTGCATTGTCTACTACAAGAACCAGGGGATGTAAACCATGAAAAAACTACTCAGTTTCATACTTATCGCATTCTTTACCCTGTGGGCGTCATCTAACGTATATGCTTTCGGCTGGGGGTTCGATAGTGGCGGCTCTTCCGGCTCTGCCACCCCCGGCGGCTCTGCAGGCGACATCCAGACCAATAGCGGTGGGACAGCGTTAGGTGGAATCACGCCGGGAACGGGAGTGGCGACGGCGCTTGCTACTGCGGTAAATACCACGGGCGGCTTTGCGACCTATACAGGCTACTCTCCCCCTCTTGCTGTCGGTCTGACGAGAGGAAGTGAACTTGCTGCGGCTTTTGGAGCTGCCCCGGCCTATACGGTTGTCCATCATACTGTAGGTGCAGGGTACTTCGCGGAAGCAGCGGGCACTATGACTATCAACGACACCACTAACGGGGCCAACTCATTCAGCAAAACCGTCGCTATGGGAATCGAAGCGGGTGCGACCTACATGGTCACGGCCACCTTTAGTGCCGTTACAACTCCAGGCACAGGGTTCCGAGTGTCCTTGGGCGGCGTGACAGGAACAACATTCATTCCCACTGTCGGAACGTTGGTTTGGTATATCAAGGCAGGAGCAGCGGACACAACCGACCCTGTATTCTCTCAGGTAGCAAGCGAGGCTGTGAATTATGTCCTATCTTCGGTATCCGTTAAGAAAGTTCCCAATGCCCAAATTATCATAGGCAATAACTCAGGAGCCACGGCAACCAAGATAATTGGATTGCCTCCAGCCGTAGCTGGCACGGTGGTATCGAAAATGGTGATTGCAGCACAGACGATTCAGCTAAGGCCAAACGGGACAGATACTTTTTACTTTGCCGCAACTAACTGGGCAGGAGCCACATCCTGTACTGCCGCCGGTGCTCCGTGGGCATGTTGCACAGGGGCGGGGGCAGGAGCTACCTGTACGGGTGGTATCATATCTGGAACTGTGCGACAGACCGCTATTACTCTTGGGTGTGAAGTGACAGGTTATTGGGATTTGCTTGGTCAGAACGGTTCCTGGACGGGGAATTAGGAGGGCCACCATGAAACTCAAACTCTTTCTTTCTCTTGCAATCTTTCTGGTGCTGGCAGGGTTCAGCCACGCCGCGACCTGTGTGTCTGGTGGCTACGGGACGGCTGGCGGCGCGGGAACCTGTCCCGCAACTGTGACTCGCTGTTACTGGGTGGCAGCGGCAGGAGCCACGAGCAACAGCGGAACGCTTGCCTCTCCCTGGCTGCACCATCCTGAAGACGTCAACAAGTCCGGCAACGAAGCCTGTACCCTGTCTCACGGAGAGATCGTATATATGAACTCTGGGGACACTTGGTACAGCTTTTACGCCACCACTGGAGCTGGGGGAACGGCAGCCAGTAATGATACGATTACAACTACGAGTTACGGAACAGGAGCGAAACCAAAGCTGTATGCCTTCTATGATCCTGCTACCCTGTCATGGACCTCAGACGGCAGCAACGTCTACCATACAACGGCAGATACAGAGGTTAAGGTCGCTGTGTACCGCAAGGCCGGTTCAGATATCTTCCTCACGGTTGACACGAAAGACAACGCAAGCTGCACCACTCCCACCTCAAATCATGTCTGCTGGAAAACGACAGGCACGCTACTCTATGTCAACGTGGGAGAAGACCCGACCACTGGGACAATACTCGCAAGCAACAAAAACTACTCAGTCCTGAATCAGCATAACTACAGGTCGTGGATTAACCTCGATATGGAAGGTGGCAATTCTGCTACTATTTTTGACGGGACTGCGATGGTTAGCACGTCTTATCTAAATAGTACGATAAAGTACGCCGCTGGGACAGTTTTGTATCTATACCAGGCTAACGGCCCTACGGTATCAGGTGTCACCATTGTTGGACCTGGCGTCGGGTCAAACTATGAAGGTTGGTTCAGAGACATTGGATCGTCTGGGATAACTGTGACAAACAGCGACTTCAGTGCCGTCACACTTGTAGGGTCCAGCGTTGTAAACTACTACGGGACGTCTACGGGACCGGTCACGTCCAGCGGAAATAAGTACCACGATGCCCTAAACGGAATGTCAATGGCGGCTACATTTTCTGGTACTGTAAGTTTTACCAATGAGCAATTCTATAACTTGGGCGCAGCTAACGGGGCGTATGGCCTGTCAACCGGCGCAAGCGGGACAACTGGCTCGAACCTTCTTTTTCATAACATCAGAGGTGTAGGCATTTCGATAGTCGGAAATAATTTCACGTTCAGCGATATTACTGGATACAACCTCGGCTATACGGCTGACAGCAGTTGGCCCTTTACCTACCCCACGTCATTCTATCCTTACGGTGGAAGTGGAGGAGGGAGTGGTCTTCTGTCGATTAGCGGTAATTCGGCAGGGAATACTCTTACCAGATTCAAACAGTACAATTCTTATCAAGGCCCGAGCCTCAATGCCGTTACCGGAGCGGCTGGAGGTAATAGTTTTACGTGGGGAATTGTCTACGATATGATTGTCAACGGGGTAGGGACATACGGAAGTGCCAACGGAGTGACAAAGGATGCCTTCCAAAACATATCTATAGACCACCTTCCCTCGTCTTCCAACACCCCTGCTGCCTATGCCGGCCACGCTTTTCATGTTCAGCCATCGGCGGGGACTAATGCCAACGTCAAGGTGGCTGGACTCGTCATAAGAAATAGGACCCCTATTCACACAGATAAAGACTCAGGGACAGCAGTTGTAATCGCTTCCAACGGGGGAACAATCAACAGTGTCTACATCGACTATAACGTGTACTGGTGCCCCAATGGCGGCAATGTAGCAAATTTCAAAGGCACTGGTTATACCGATTTTAATGCCTACAGAACAGCGGTCCAGGCTGACGTTGCGATGGCAGGGATCGACGGAGTGCAGGCCAGTGCTGAATCTCATAGCCGCTATGGTGATCCGCTGTGGGTTGACCCTGCAAACGGCAATTTTAAGACAATGTTCGGCTCTCCCGCGAGGGGACTCCTGGCCGGGGTCGGACTCTACACGGGAAAGGCGAATGTGTTTGACCAAACCGGGACCGTGAGGGTCACGGATGGAGGGGGGAACGAGGTCGTGCTAACGGATGCAGGAGGAACTCAGTCCCTGGCGCAATCCGCGGTGGGCTTTGGGATGTAGCCATGGAACCCACTATTGACAACGGAAATCCTGTAAGGTGACCATGACCGACGGCTCAGTATGGACAGGTACGGCAGATGTTTTCGATGGAACAAATAAAGTACGGATAACCGATACAGCAGGCAGCCTTGTGGTAATCCTCGATGCTGGTGCTTATCAGTCTCAGCCACAGATGGGAATAGGAATGGGGATGTAACCTTGAGCGGACCGCACACTGACACTGGAAAGGGGTAGACACTATGATGGACATGCCTGAAGCTCTCTTGCTTGCAATTCCTCTCAGCACATTTATCGTCACCACCGGGGCTGTCGTTATTAAGCGTCTGGGAAGCGACACGAAAAGAACTGATCTCGCACTGAATAGACCTTTAGCTTCACCAGCCGTGTGCCAGGGCCATTGCTATGACCATGAGGGGGTGATGGAGAAAAATTCAGGACTGACAGCGAAGATAGAAGAACTGAAAACAGGTCAGAAGGAAAGCAGGGCCGAACTATTGAAGAAGTCAGATGATTTGTGGTCTGAGGTGAAGATCATCCAGGGTGATGTAAAGACTCTGTTGAGGCAAAAGACAGGGGATTGAAGGTGAAGGATGACGTCCGATCTACTTAAGCGCCAACTGATTTACCACGTCGATGAGGAACGGCAACTCACCTGTGAAGAGGGCGAGCGTATGGTGGCATATCTTGACACTAAGGGGATTCTCAGCGTGGGCGTGGGCCATAATTGCGAGGCGTCTCCATGTTACTTCATTATCGGCAGGCCTATCTCCAAGGTAGGAGACACCATCACTCGGGCGGAAGAGACACGACTGCTTGAGGACGACATTGATGTGGCAGAGCGTGCCTGCTCCCACATCGATTGCTATGCAGGCCTCAGCGAAAACCGACAGCACGTTCTTCTGGACATGGTCTTTAACATGGGAGTGGGCAAGGTGCTCCAGTTCAAGCACATGTTGGCATCCCTCCGCGCCGGACTCTATCGCGAGGCGGCTGCCCACTTGCTTGACTCTGAGTATGCACGAGAGGTAAAATCAAGAGCTATACGTCTCGCTGTTATGCTGCGGGACGATCTATCATTCAAAGATGCCTTAAGGGTAGTCCCATAAAAAAGGAGGACGTTATGGCAGTAAGAGCAAAGTTCACAGTCAGTTCAGTCACAAAATATGTGGGAGAGAGTGCAACGGCGAAGTTCAACTGCACCTACGACAAGTCCATTCCGGAAGACCAGAGATTCTGTGCAGCCACACCAAGTGGTAGCATGGAAATGTTTATTACCAATCCAGCGGTATTGCAGCAGTTTTTCCCTGGCAGGGCGTTTTATGTGGACTTCACACCAGTAGAATAAAAGGAGGACGTTATGGCTTTCAGTTTCATGTCTATTTTCAGTGGACTTTCAAAGTTGGCAGCTATCTTCGCACAGTTCGATCCGGACCCTGTAACCAAACTCATCGCCTCGGCAATCCCTATCGCCTACAACTTAGCACAGGAGATTGAAGACCCCGCCACGGCACAGGTGTCCTTTGAGCAGAACGTTCAAATGGCGGCTATCGTGGCGAGCCAGAGCTTAACAGGCGGTGCGGCCAATACCTATGCCACGGTGATTGCACCGAAGATGCCGGAGATCACGGCTGCCATGAAGGAGATCGACACGGCTGTAGTTGCGGCATTTAAGTCAGACCCCAATCAGGACATCAACCGGTCGGGGCTGTAGGAGGGCACATGGATACCAAACTCACTGAAACCTACGCGGCTCTCTTTGTCCTGTTGGCTATCTGCTGTCTCGCGGCAGGGACAGGCGCAGGGAAGGATGTATTCTTGCCTGTGTGTACGGGAATCCTTGGATGGTTGACGAAGGCGGCAACTGACGGGAAGTAGCACTCAGGGGTCATCGGAAGGTGGCCCCTTTACTTCTCTCCATGTCCTATACTCTTCATCCACTCTTGATACCCTTCATCACCTATCGCTTCACAGATAGCATGTAGCAACGCTTCTGATAACTGATTCGATCCTACATTAGGGTCGTCAAGGTGCCATTTCCTGTAGGCCAACTGCACGGCCTTGAGTAGCTTTAGTTCCCTCTTCGTCCTTGCCTCGGTAAATTGAGACCATTCAAGGTAGAGTTGGTCAAGTGTTTCTGTTTGTATCATTTCTTCCTCCTTACTTTTCAATCCTCATCGACAAGTTCATACGTAGCTTCAAAGATGTCGGGCTTGCAGGGGTAGTATTCTCCCTTGATGCCAGTGATAATCCAATCGTTAGGGCAGACAATGTGGCCACCTTCAAGAGTATCAATCCAGCCGTGATAGTGCATTTGCTGTCCGCATTTTTCACAGGACCGGCTACCTTCTACTTCAGGATGCCGGAAATAACGAACAACTTGCCCTTCAGACAAAACATCATCCAAGGTTTCTCCCTCTTCCATTGGGCGGTACGGTTGGGAGTTATCCCGTGGATGGTCTCCATTTTTAAACCATTGTGTCGCCTCAACTTCTATTGGTTTCTTCCTATACTTCATAACGTATCCTCCTTTTCTATCCTCGTCTCAAGAAAATCTGCCAGCCGCTGTGCGAACTGAGGGCCGATGAGTTCAATCTTCATTGCCTGCCAAAAGTATACGATGTGTTGTGCACTTATGAACTCTTCCCATGTCCACCCTCCCTTCACCTTCCCCTTGAACGTGTCTACGTCCTGAGAGTGATCTCCATCCTTGGCCCAGGTCCAGAGAGGTAAGAAAAGTTCCTCTGAATCGAAAGCTGGTAATTTCCCTGCACCCACAGTAGTCTTCCACACACTATAACGATTTCTCCGAATCCAATCACCCATTGCCTCTACCAACAGCCGGTCGCGTTCTGGGGGGTTCATGTTCTTTGCCTCCTTATCCCTTTCAACAGCTTCCCGATATCCCCGTACTGGTCCTCGTGTTCTGCCACTTCAACGATGTCTTGTAGTATTGACATCGCCTCGGAATAGGTGAGGGGCTTCCACACTTTATCTGTTGGCTTTGGACAGGTAGGACACATAAACGACAAATCACAATCAGCGATGTTACTGTCATCACAAGGTTGACAATCATATACCCTTTCCAGCGGTGAATCGTCACTCTCGTGATGCCAGCCCAAATCACGCATTGCCCTTGCAAACAGTAGATTGTATTCCTCTGTTGACATCTTAGAAGTATCTGCTATTAAATCCTCCATTGATTTCGTGGCGTTGTCCATCTCTAATCCTCCAGGACGTCTTTGATGGTTTGGGGCCGGTAAACAAGGTTGTTTATGTCCCCATTCTTTTCCCAGGCTATCCGATCTATTATGGTCCGTCCCGTCTCCGTCGCCAAGAGAGCATCAACAATCTCCCGGCATGGAATCCCATTCATAAGGCCCTCATGGGTGATGCGTTCCCACTGTTCCCTCAACCTTTCAATGTCCATCTCTAATCCTCCGTGATGAGTACGGCAATTTATAAGGGCAGGGGCCGCATGGCCCTTCAATCAGGCTGTCTCCGGTCGCGGCGTAGTTTCAAGAGTGACACTCTCACCTTCGCGTTGTCCATGGTCGCTAAGGCCGCTTAGCACGCCTTCAAGCATACGGTCCTGCCCTTTTTCCTCAAATTCAGCACAACAAGTTATGTCCATGTTCGTCATCGGCTTCCCGTGAAGCAAACAGTAGTGCCGTCCTTCTTGGCTATCGCAATCATCACAAGTGGGGGCAGGGGCCGGACATTCGACCCCTGTCGTTGCTGACCTTTCGTGTCTGACGGGCAGCCTGTTCCGCTTTGTACCGGCCTCATGAATGTCCATTTCCGGCTTTGGGTTTTCTTGTAAGGGGGCAGGTCCGGTCGCACCCTCCTGCGCTTTGCCAGTGCCTTCATGCTCCAGGTTCGCGCTCTGGTGCGGGGCTGCGCTCGATGCCGCATTACCGTGGCAGGGTATACTGCCATTAGGCCGTTTCCGGTCCTGCCCTTTATCTATCGCCATGTTCCGCCCTTGAATAAGCACGGATATGTCCAATCGGCGTGCTTACCTTTGTAGTTTCTATGCTTATCTTGCCGGTCCTGCATGTTGTCTTGATGAGTTCCAAGAAAAAGATGGAGCGGGTTAATACATGCGGGCGTGTCACAATGGTGGAGAACCCACAACCCATCCAGAATAGGCCCGTTGTATAATTCCCAGACAACCCGATGCACATTTAATGTTTTCCTCATAAACCTTGTTTGGGCATAACCTTGATAAGAGGTACATCCTGTCCATAAGACACAGCCGGTGTCCGGGATTGCCATACTGTTCTCTTCAATTCTTTGTTGGATAGATTTGCTATTGAAATATTTATATTGGCCTCTCTTATGCTTCAACTTCACAACGCGAGACTTATCTTCTATGATGTATCCCGCGCCTTTAAGCCTCTTGTATACACTTGCGTTGTGAATCCCCACTATTTTGGCGATATCTCTACCAGACAACCCTTCTTTGTGCATTTTAATAAGTGTTTCAGTCTTTATTTCTGGGTGAAAGCGGGCTTGATTTTCCATAAATGCGTTCAATCTCCTTTTCATAATAGCGCTCTATAGCTTCTGCCGCATCCCTCAGCAACCTGTCATGCACACTCGGTGTCTGGAGGGTGATCTTGAGGATGCGGAGGATGTGGTCAAGGTCGGTCACTTCTTCCTCTCCTCACACGCACAATGCCCCTTGTCAATGCAGTCCGTAGCCGTGCCGTCATCGCCTTTGATGGGATAGGGGCAGGGGCCATCGTCGGTATCCTCATCTACTCCCGCAAATCTGGGGTCATCCTGGTTGAGCAATAGCCATTGTGCGTCAGGAGGCAACGGGAACCGAGCCTGAGTGTATTCTATCCAAGGACGAACTACATCAGGGGTAGCTACAGACATCCACTTCTGGGTTTTAAACTTTGTGCGTCCATCCTTGAATTGCCAGTGTAATTGCCAGATCATCTTTCCTCCTTCATGCGTAATTTGTTACACGTCTTGTGCATCACCCTCATGTGGCCGTCTACCTCGACTTCTACGTGATAATTGGCCCTGAGTCTCCTGGAACACCACCAACAAAACCGGACGCGGGGCTTGATAGGGATGCGGACAATGGCGGCCTGGTCGGTCAAAACCTTACCTCCGTTTCCTATGCGTGAAAAGAGAAGGGTGATAGTCTTCTCCGTACACTAACTCTCGGGCTTCTTTATATATTTCTCTATACAACTCTTTTGTTGCCGCCTTCATAAGGCCATAATTGGGGCCAAGTCTATCTACCAATTTCTTTTCGACGAGAGCATCTACCTCGTCACTGCGGCCTTGGACATCCTCAAACGCCTTGTATTCTGTCTCTATTCTTGTGTCTAATTCAAACAAGCGGTCCATTAATTCTTCCTGGGTTCTGCTTGTACTAAGGATGAATCCTATTTTTTCGCAGTCCTTATTATTCATTTCTTCCCCTCATCACACGCACAATGCCCCTTGTCAATGCAGTCCTGGGCTGTTCCGTCATCGCCTTTTATGGGGTAGGGACAGCCTCTCGTGAAGTATTCCGATTCTTCGCTGACCATTAGCCACTGAACGCCTTCAGGGAGAGGAAAGGATATTCTTGCGGCATCTATCCACAATGTGACTTCCTTGGGCATGTCGTCGCCTTCCGCAAACTCATGCTGGCTCTTAAACTCTGTATGCCCATCCTTGTATTGCCAGTGTAATTGCCAAATCATGGCTCACTCCTCCTCCGCTTCTTCAATAATCTCCTTAACTGTTGGCATGGGTTGCTTCCTCAAATGCCGTACATACCGGCGTGTCGAGACAGTAGCGCCACTCCTGCGGAAAATCCTCATCGTTGGTGTTGGTGTAATAGGTCCGCGCAAGGATTTTACACCCATTCTCAAAGTCGTCATCCTGCCATGCGGCCCGGTCCTTCTCGCAACGACAACACCAGTCGCCCTGGAAGTAGTCACCCTCATCTCCGTTAGCTGGTTGGTAGAGTTTAGGCATAGGTTACCTCTGTCACGTGGGCAGCATTGAGGCGAGTAACAAGCTTATCTCCTTCGTAGACCTCGAACCACGGAAGGTCAGCAAACATGCCCGGTGCAGGCATCTTGTCAGAAACTTTTATCCAATCCATGGTTTCACCCCACGCGCCTTGTTTTTAACCCGGTAGGCGCCGAACCGGGATACCATTGAAAAAGGGCCTTTTCCACAGAGCCCGTTGAGAGCCTATTTCCATTTCCACCATCCATGAAAGGCCAGTCCAAGGAATACCGTGTTCTGCATGGCCTCCACTGGCAGACCGTGACTGTAATTGATAACCCCCCATGCGGCGTTTGTGACCATCCAAAGGTAGAAGCATCCACGGCGCTTGTGATTGTTGAGGTAGACACCAAGGACGGCCATGGAGGACAGAACGAAGTGATACCAGGGCCAGGTCATAGAGTGGCCTCGAAGAGTGTCCCGGCATTCCGTTCTTTCAGGGCCAATTCAAGGTTTTTCAGGGCTGTCTGGTAGTACGCCTTCTTCAATTCGATACCTACAAACCTCCTGCCAAGTTTCAAAGCCTGATACCCCTCTGACCCTATCCCGGCGAAAGGAGACAGGACGGTATCGCCTGCATTACTCCAAAGCCGGATACACCGCTCTATCGTGCCAAGCTGTAAGGGGCATATATGCCGCTCATCTTTGTCGGTACGGGCCTCAGTGAAGTTCAAGGTGTCTGTCTCTCGGATTCCATACCAAATAGGCCTTGCGAACTCGATCCATTCATCATTTGTAAGGTCTGGAAGGATAGCGCTTTCGTTGTCTCCTGGTGCCCTGAATACCAGAATGTAATCGGCAAGGGCGGGACGTAGCCATGAGGCATCCCGCTTCAACTGAGCGAACAACAAACCCTTGCTATGTGTCCTGATGGCCTGGGCTTGGGGGTCTTTGTCGATGCAACACTCGCCCTGATAAATCCATCCGTGGTCCTCGTAAGCCATGATGGTTTTGCCTCTGAAATCTTTCATCCCGATATACCCGTCACGGACAAGCATGGCAGGGACTTGGGCAACATGGACGCAACACAACCGTCCCGGCTTGGTGACGCGCTTCAACTCGTCCATGATAAACCCGAAGTGACCGAAAAACTCTTCTTCTCCCCGACTATTTCCTACGTCGTGCTCAGTGGGGGAATAGGTGTACAGCGACATGAACGGCGGCGAAAACACCGATAATCCGATGGAGTTATTCCGTATTTCCTTCATCCTCTCCACGGAATCACCGAGCATCATCGTGTATTCATCGTGCTTAACGGTCTCCGTCTCGTAGATAAACTCCATGCCCAGTTCTTCAATCTCCGCCTTCTCGTACTGTTTAACGTGTTCGATCAATCGGTCTCCCATCTTCCGGGCCTCCCTTTCCTTGTTTTGAACATTCCTGAAAATATCCCGCTCCATTTCAGACAGGACGATAAAGACCCTTACGGGCTTGGTCTGTCCGAATCGATAACAGCGTCTGATGCACTGATAATAGGCCTCGTAGGAATCAGACAGCCCGAGAAATACCATGTTATGGCACATTTGCATATTCAGGCCATGCCCGGCTATTTTTGGTTTTGAAATGAGCGTCCTTATCATTCCATCTTGAAACCCTTCAATCCCTGCTATCTTTGCCTCAATCGACATGGACCCCTTAATGTTGACTGAATCCGACAGAAGCCGCGCTATTCCATCGGCCTCATCGTTCAATCCGCACCATATAATCCATTGTTCCCCGTCACCGTTGACGAGAGACGCGGCCAAAGTCATCCGGTCATGCACGGTCGCCTTCCGTACCGCAGACCTGTCAGTTATGCCCTTCAAGCCAGTAAAGAATAACTGACCATCCGGGGCCACAGTCGTATCGACAAACACCGGCTCAATCGTAAGAGGCGGTAAAATGTACCCATCGTCATCGTATCCGAGGTCTGACGGTTTTCTGATCGACATGCCCCACGATGCCATCCATCGGTAGAACGGTTCTTCAGCATGGCCTTTAAGCCGCCACCCTTCATCGTCATGGACAAAGAAGGTTGCAAGCATATCTACCCGCGACATAATACCCAAAAACTCCGCATGGTTGGCAATCTCAGCTATGTCATTCGGGGCCGGGGTAGCCGTACAGCATAGACGATAAGGGGTCTCCGCGAACATTTCTATCATTTTGGCTTTTATCTTCCCTGCTATTGATTTCAAAATGGATGATTCATCAAGGACCACGGCATCGAAGGCTGAGGGGTCAAACGCTTCTATCATTTCATAGTTGGTGATATTCAGGCCGTCCGTGGTTTGCGCCTGGGAACGGCAGTAATTGACCGTGATGCCTATCTTTTGCGCTTCCTTGACTGTCTGCCTTGCCACGGAGAGAGGGGCGACTATGAAGGCCTTCTTGGCCATGAGCCGTGCCCATTCAAGTTGCATGAAGGTCTTGCCAAGGCCGGTATCTGCAAAAATGGCAGACTTGCCTTTCTTGCAGGCCCATCTAACAAGGTCACGCTGAAAGGGAAATAGCATCTGATGGATGTCGGAATCATAAACCGATATGCCCGATGATCCTACAATGAGACGCTTAGAGGTGAGAAAATCCTTATAGTTCATCTTCCCCTCTCGTCGGCATCTCGTAAATCGGATAAAATGTCAGCCATCTTTTCACCCCTCCCGGTATGCTTGTTCTCGGGTAGTCATTCCCGCCGCCTTCGCTCCCCGTTTGATTCTCTTCAGTTCATCCCGAAGCTGTTCAAGCGTTATCTCTCCGTTTTTCATGCGGTCCAGCAATGCCATGCGTACCTCAAGGCTATCCGCAATCTGGCCGGTAGCTTCTGCCGTTTTAATCGCAGCCTGCTTTCGCCTTATGGACGAGAACCGATCACCCTTACCCATCTTTTCACCATTGGCCCTTTTGATAACCCGGTGGGGCCGAACCGGGTACAGCCTTATTATTGAGGGTCTTAACCCTCGTTACGGGCTTTTGCGTTCAATCCTATGTTTGTATTGATGCCGAATTTGCCCCACTGGACCACGAAACCGAGGCACTTCCAGACAACATCCTTGATCCTCTTGAGGGCCAGTTCTGACCCAATAATGGAGTCGTAATTCTTTGGGTCAACACAGGAGCTTACCCCGTACTCCATGAAGCCAGAAGCCAGTTTGCACTGGACTACGGTTGTCTTCCCGTCATCCTCATCCCTCGCAACGTACTCCTTGCCCGTGAACAGGTCCACCATGGCCTGAGTGACGGAGTTATCGTTACCATCACCCATGGGAAGATAAGCCGATTCAAAAACGTCCTTTGGAGACCACGAGGTATAGCCATCGGGATACTTGACGGCATACCCTTCTTTACCATCCTTCACTTCCGACCAGGCAAACACGATCTTTACTCCTACATAATACTGTGACATAACGTCCTCCTTTTTATGCCCCTTGGTGAGGCTGATTCTCCAGATCCTTGCACTTCTGGTCCGCCGGCAACTTGCAGCCCATGAAGAGGCCGCTTACCCATGTGGCGGTATCGCAGGACTCGCACCGGGAGCCGAGGGCGGGTTGTTCGATCCCGTTGGTAGGGTCATCCGCGGGGAACAGGATATAGGGCTTCTTGTGGCCTTTCTTCGGGGCAGAATCCGGAAGTGTCGAATTACCATCAGCCGGCAATTCCTGTAAAAGCTCGGATGTGATGTGTTTCAAGTGGGCCTCCTTTATCTTGATCCGCTCCTAACCCCTGTCTCTGGATACGCTTCCACACCACTTATGCTCGTGGCTCCCTTCATGGCCCGGACTACGCCCCCTATCTTGATCTCATCAACCTTGAGGTATCCACGGGGTACTTTAAGTTCGTCCACGATGCGGAACTTCCACGTGGTGACCATCGACACGCCGGATACTGTCGGTGTCTGCTTCTCTACCACCACGGGGGGAACATAGACAGGAGCCTGTATAATCTCTTCAGCTTCCTCATGGTTGCCTTCTGCCTCGGCTGATAGGGCTTCGGCCATGCGCCTATCCTCTTCCTCTTTCCGGGCAATCTTCCACAAGCGGCCATCTTCGGCCTTCCTCTTGCGCTCCTGTTCTACGGCATAGGCAAAGATAGCAGGCTTCAGGTAATTCTCTGCTTCCACCAAGGGGGCATCGGCCTTCTTCTTCTTATCAATAGCGATCTTGTGGGCCTGGTGCGCGGCCTCGATAATCGGGTCAAAAGTAGCGTCAATCTCCTTGCGGATACCCTTGATAACCTTCAACGTCTCCCCGGCCTGGACATAGGTCACGGCGTCCACGATCTTGATAGCCTTGGCTTGTTCAGGGATTGCTAGCGCTTTCGATTCTACCTCTTGCGTCTCGATCAACTGCAATGCTGCTTCACTCATGTCGCTCCTCCTTTGTGTAGCCGTAAGAAATGGCCCAATCGTCAAGGTCTTTTTCCGAGAAAACCTCTTCCGGGATTAGATTGCCGCTTATCCAGTCAACGGCGTCCTCTAGGACATCGGGCATAATTGATAATGCGAAGTCCCTATCCTGTTGTGCGGATGCTATGAACCTACTCATGTCTTCCTCCATTCTTGAGATTATTTGCTTTCCACTTGTGAACCGTCACCAACGCCTGCGCAACGCCTATGTCGCTCCGGTCCCGATATTCTTCTGGCATCGAATACGTCCCGTTCTCCCTCAATTCCAACCCGTACCGCTTCACCCTCGTATACTCAGGGTGGACCTCTTGCAGACCTATCTGACACAGGGCCGTCTGTAGCCTCACCCATGGCTGCACGGACCACGTCTTGTCCTCAACGATACTTATTACTGAATCATTGGGAAAGTAGCCCACATCGTCAGGGATGGCCGCAAAGCCCCATATCAGGGACCAGACCGGCTCCTCACAGTGGACGACCTTGAACCGGGATTCCTCAAGCCATTTGATATATGCCCTCAAGTAGCCTTCGATCTGTAGGTCTACGCTATCCCAGTCAAGGTCATTCATATTGTAAAGTTGCTTGGCCCGGTGAAAGGCGGTTCCCTTGTCTCGGCCCCAAGTGGTAAACCATCGGTCATCGACGAAATTCTCATCATGTAGGAGCGTGGTGGCGCCTGGGACGATGTGACCATTCAGGCGGTGAATGTGTCCTTCTGGGTCGAAGGAGTAGGGGCTATTCACCTTTCGGGGCCTCCATCTTCGTCATAGTGTCAATCAGGCTTATGGCCTGGGCCACGGTCAAATCCTTCATGCTCTCAAGGGCTGGGAGTCCAAGGGCATCACAGACCCATTTATGCTTGTCGGCCTCGGCCACCTTCAGGCGGGAAAACTCGACTTGAATCTTCCTCATCTGGGCTTCAGAGAGGCGGGTAGAATTGCCGTCAGTGGATGACTTTGCCTGCGGTTGCTTCACGGGTTCTTTGCTCTTCATATCCCCATTCTGGTGGCCCACTAAGTCACTCGGCATGTCCTCGACATCCTGAGTAAAGATGTCCGATGCTGCCGTAGCGTTCAGGGTGGCTGCAACCAGGGCCCGCTTACAAGCCATTTTCATAATGGTGTTATCCAGGTCCCACGGGTTGTCATTCGCAACCTTAGTGGCATTGGCGATCCACCACACGCCCTCGACCTTTACGGTCCTCATCCCTTCACCTATCAGACGCTTCATTTCCTTGGTGTCGCCAGCAGTCCGAGCGGCCCAGTATTCCTTCGGAACCTGCTTATCAGTTGCATCTTCCTGATACCGCCAGCGGTACTTTTCTTCACGGCTGTTGCAGGAGCCGACACCCGAAGCTATCGACTGCCCCGTGGGGATATGCTTCAGGGTGCATTTCACCGTGTAGGCAATAAAGGTGTCCTCCCTAAACTCCCTGATGATCGCGTAGTCAGGTTCGAGCCTGAAGACCATACAGAGCTTTTCCGCTCCAGGCTTCAGAAGGGTGGGCTTGTTGGTGCCTGGGATTTTCCCGTAGTGTTCCCCGTCCTTCATTACCTGGGCCATCACGTCCTGAATCAATTTGACCTGCTTAACCAAGCTGGCCGTGTTCATGGCATAATCCTCGAAATTAACTACACCATGCTGTGCGTCATACCTTGCTATCTCTTCCATCTTCTCCTCCTTAGTCGTTGCCATTGCAAAAACTGCAATCATAATCCCGATGCCACCGCCTGCACCGAGGGCAGTACCACTTATTCTGCATGTCGGTAGTCTCCTTCTGCCTCTCTACCCTGTCTTGCCAGTCTACCTCGTCGCTGTCGCCCTTCTGGGTCGTTTTCTCCTCACGCTTAAGGGTAAGTGTAGGGGTGTGGTCCTCAGCCTCGCCTAAATCATCACGGAGAATCATAGCACCACTTCCCCAAGTCCCTCGACGAAGACGGGCCTTCCCATCATCTGGGCCTTCGTCTCGTCGGAAAGTTCTTTATAGATAGGGGCCATAAGGGCATGGAACCTGATACCGTTGATGGTGACAGATGCCTCGTAACTACTCCCGCATATCCCCCATTCAATATCAAGCCTGTCAGCAAATAGCCGCTTGAAGCACTCAGGGGACAAATGCACCCTGTTTTTATCTACGCCGAATATGTGGTCAGAGTAAAGGGCTGTAAAGTCCCGCGCCAGCTTATCCAGACGGTTTAAAAGGTCAAAGTCTGCATCGTTCATGGGAATACCTCCTTCGGTTTTCTTTTGGGCATGGACGCCACATAATGAATGGAAACAGTCGTTGTTTTTGGCGTATACCCCGCCTCCCTCAACCTCTTGAACATCCAACAGGGCGAGAGGGTATCGACGGGGCTATCTGGCTTCCCAATACAGTTTGGCCGATACCCCCAGGCACTCGTCGGGGAAGTGGAGCGGGGCCTGGTTACGTGGCGATAAATCGCCCAGGCAATTCCAAAGATCGCAGCAAGGATTATGATGTTGGCTTGTGGTGTCATGGTTTAACCTCCATGGCTTTTATGGCCCATCTCCTCATGTCCTGGGCATCCTGGGAGGTATAGTCCCGTGGTCCATAGATGGGGCTGCCCCACCTCGCTATCCGCTCAAGCATCGTCCTGTACTTCTCATTCTCCGTCTTCATCCGGGCGAGTTCGGAAGTCCAGTCATTGTTCATTGCCATACCTCAATCCTATTCTCCCTATCGGCTATCAATTTCCATGTTGCCACATCGAGGGGCTTCAGCTTGGCATAGTAGTCAGCATCGAGGAGCTGCCGTTTGGCATAGCGGTCAGCATCGAGGAGCTGCCGTTTGGCATAGTAGTCAGCATCGAGGAGCTGCCGTTTGGCATTATAGTCAGCATCGAGGGGCTGCCGTTTGGCATTATAGTCAGCATCGAGGAGCTGCCGTTTGGCATAGCGGTCAGCATCGAGGGGCTGCCGTTTGGCATCATAGTCAGCATCGAGGGGCTGCCGTTTGGCATAGTAGTCAGCATAGAGGGGCTGCCGTTTGGCATAGTAGTCAGCATCGATGAGCTGCCGTTTGGCATCATAGTCAGCATCGAGGGGCTGCCGTTTGGCATCATAGTCAGCATCGAGGAGCTGCCGTTTGGCATTATAGTCAGCATCGAGGGGCTGCCGTTTGGCATTATAGTCAGCATCGAGGGGCTGCCGTTTGGCATAGCGGTCAGCATAGAGGAGCTGCCGTTTGGCATAGCGGTCAGCATCGAGGAGCTGCCGTTTGGCATTATAGTCAGCATCGAGGAGCTGCCGTTTGGCATAGTAGTCAGCATAGAGGGGCTGCCTCAAAATACCCATAGGAAGCGGGGAAATCATGGAAAACGCTCCATCTTTGATGGCCTCAACGATCTTGGGGGGAAACGTATTGGGCGTATCAAAACGGGTGATTTCCTCATTCACCCCCTTATCCTTTGGTATGCCGTAGTAGCGCCGGATAGCTCCATGCCCCCTAATGTCGTTGGTAAATTGATCTCCGAGATACTTCCGAAGAGCCTTCCCTTCCTTGGTTCTGAGACAATCGTTTGTGAGGAACCAGACATCATCTTTGTATTCGATAAACGAGACGAACTCACACATATTTCTCTCCTCCTTTTTTGTGCCACCCCCCACCACCTGAGCCGCGAGCCGATTTGAAAGCGTGTCTCATGGGGTGGCCTCGGGCATTAGGGTCTCCTTTGATATCTCGTATATTATGCGTTTTGAGGGATGTATATAGTCTGTTGGTTTTAGCCCAGAAAAGGCCGCCAATGCCTCTGCTAAAGGGAACATGGCCGTGTAAATCTTTCCTTTTCCGCGTAAGTAGGTAAGAATTGTTGTATAAGAAATCCCCATTTTTACCGACGTCTCTTCCGCCCAAATCCTTGACGGGCCCTTATGATTTCCCTTAGCTGGATTTGTGGCATACGTGTACTCGTCATCGCTTAGGTTGATGATGGTAAATTTCATGTCGGGGTATTCTTCTCCCATTTTGATATATTTCTCTTTATTGTAATGAAATGCCTGTCTTGATCCTACGACTTCAATGTATTCCCGATCCTCGATGCAGAAGAAGTCGGGCGTGTACTTACTTCCGCCGAGAAAGTAGAAGGTACAGGGGTGGTAGACATACCTCTTTTTGTTGTCTGCTATCTCGTCCATGAAAACTTTTTCTTTGCCACTCACTATTGTTCCTTCCGTAATGAGTTGTCGGCTTGCCGTACTCAATCCCATATGCGGCCTCCTTTGCTGACCCAAAGCGCTTCAAGCAACTTGCGGCCTCTCATCGTGGGCGGACCTGGTTGCCATAGGGCGTGGCTCTCGGTGAATTTATAATCACGGACACTGTTATTAAACGGGCAGGCCCCGCCCTTGGCCCATACAGTCATTGCCTCTTCCCCGCACGATTCGGCATCGTGGCGCATTAGTTCGAGGGTAAGATCATCGGGCAGTTGCCCCCAATCGGTGATAGTAAGTACTGTTTGGACGGAATTAGTGCTGAGAAAATCCCGAAGGTCGGCACCCCGAAGGTTGGCACCCCGAAGGTTGGCACCCCGAAGGTTGGCACCCCGAAGGTTGGCACCCTGAAGGTCGGCACCCCGAAGGTCGGCCCCCTGAAGGTTGGCATCCTGAAGGTTGGCATCCCGAAGGTTGGCACCCCAAAGGTTGGCACCCTGAAGGTCGGCACCCTGAAGGTCGGCACCCCGAAGGTTGGCACCCCGAAGGTTGGCACCCCAAAGGTTGGCACCCCGAAGGTCGGCACCCTGAAGGTTGGCATCCTGAAGGTTGGCATCCCGAAGGACGGCACCCCGAAGGTCGGCACCCCGAAGGTTGGCACCCCGAAGGTCGGCACCCCGAAGGTTGGCATCCTGAAGGTTGGCACCCCAAAGGACGGCACCCTGAAGGTCGGCACCCTGAAGGTTGGCATCCCGAAGGACGGCACCCCGAAGGTTGGCACCCCGAAGGTTGGCACCCCGAAGGTTGGCACCCTGAAGGTCGGCACGTGCTTTAAGCGCCGCTTCAACGGCTTTTATGAAACTATCGGCCTCAATCTCAAACAGGACTGAATCATTGAATAGGTGCATAATCGTAAAAGTAGCCATTCTTTCCTCCTTTTTTGCCGCCCACCCACAGAGCAATACGCCGATGTGAGAGAGTGTGGATTTGAGAGATGGGCAGCATGATTTAAGTTGCCCGGGCCAGTGGTTTAAAGTATTTGTCGTCCAGGGCAAATGCCATTTCATCTTGGTGTCTCCTGTTTCCATCGTTAAGGTAATCTTACACTACGGGTGAACCCTTGTCAAGCACCAAATGAACTATTTTTGAAAAAAGTTTGACGGGTACACAATTCAGGGCTTGACAACCTTTCACTTATGGTGTACGCTTCCTATTATGAAAACTCGAATCTATTCCAAAGCCTTCATGTCGTACCTTCGCCGGGGGGTCAAGTTCACGGTTGATAAAGAGCTTGCTCTCAGGGTAGCCGAAGAACAGGGGAAGTGTGGGATTGAGTTCATAGCTTCTTCTGTGAAAGATGCCTATGAGAAAGCATACCCTGAATTGACGTTCAAGTTCAAGGCGCCTAAATGATCGATTTCAGGCAGTATTGCGAATCTCTCAACCTATCCTTCGGCTCACTGGACAAGGACAGCGACCAATGGCGGAAACTGGTCAAGGACTTCAACTCCGGCTTCCCCTTGACGCTCCAGACCGCCGATCACACGAAGAAGATTTCCCGTCCAATACCGGGCACTGCGTCACCAAGACGTGGTTCGGGGTGGGCCGACAAGGCCCCTGACGGTGATAACGCCGACTGTAAAATGCGCATCGAACAGGTGAGCGACCGGGAGGGCGGGAATAAGTTGCAATCAGTTGCAATATGGAAGCAATCAAAAGTTGCAATACCGGGGGGTGATGCGCATGACCTAAACCAGACTAATCATGTTGTCCAGCCCATACCCTCAGAGGGGGTTACTTCAACACGATCTTCAGGAAGAGACAGCGGAACCCAGGGCGGACCTGAAGGGCTGGCAGATCCGTCCACTTATCAACCATGTGTCGATTGTGGCACGGCTATCTTGAGAACATCATCAGCAACAAAGTATTGCCATGACTGCCGGGTGAAGAGGACAAAAACAGAGATGCCAAGGTTTCTCAAGCGGCATCCAGGCTATCTATTGCCCTACTACGACTATAAGAAAAAGCTCCACTATGGCATCGAAGGCAGGCCGTTCTGCAACCGGGGCGATTCTCAGGTATGCGTGATCGATGGCGTCAAGACAAGATGTCCCAAGACGTATAAGCTCACGGGGATATGGTCAGAGGTGACGTGCAAGGACTGTCTGGATATGAAGGGGAAGGGATGACGTGGCAAGAAGAGTATTGCAAAGAGTACACCAGGACAACGGGAAGAGCCTGCACAATAGAAGCCAGCGGGGGAAGTAGGGGTTTTATTTCACACAGTTGGCATTACCTCATGGACAGGGAAGGGAAGGTAGTCATATGCCGGCGGCAGGAGGATTTTTTTGATCTTCAAGCTAAAACCCTCTGATAATAAGAAATAGTTTGACAAGCTCCTCGGGGTATGTTTCACTGTTGGTATGCGAGGCGTTTTGGATAAATTATGTTCACAAATGAAAGTAAGTTAAGAAGCGGCGGGCCTCTCGCTGAGACCAACCTCTCATCCATAGCTGCCTCGCAACAGCGAAAGGGAGGCCCGTCCATCTTATGAACAAAGCACCTGCTTTTCAGTTCTACCCCGGCGATTGGAGACGAGACACACAGGTTCAAATGGCATCCATGTCTACCCGTGGGGTGTGGCACGAAATGTTGTGCTGCATGTGGGATGCTCCTGACCGGGGTAAATTAACTGGTCCTGTTCCACAATTAGCACAGATGTTTGGCTGTCACCATGAAGAATTACAAACAGCATTGCGCGAAATTTCCGCCCTAAATATAGGTGATGTAACGTTTTGTAACGATGAAGGAAACGAAATTGTAACGGTAGAAAATAGACGCATGGTACGTGAGGAAAGGGTTAGAAAACAAGGACTTGCAAGGATACACCGTTACAGAGACAAGGCATGTAACGCAGATGTAACGCATGATGTAACGGCCCCTTCTTCTTCTTCTTCTTCTTCTTCATCTTCTAAACCCCCTATTATTCCCCCTGAAAAGAAGAACGGAAAACGACCGAAAAAGATGACAGACGAAGAATGGCTACGCATGTTGAAAGAGTCTCCAGCCTATAAAGGCATCGATATAGACCTTCAGATAGCCAAGTGTGAGGCTTGGTGTAAGACTAACAGCCGGACCTGTACCAGACGCACCGCTGTCAACTGGCTTAACCGGGCAGATAAACCCATATCCAAACCAACTCAATCTTTATGGGCATCCGAGGTCAATCTTGACAATATCTGAAACTATAGACAAGGAACTTACCCTTTCTTCCTACGAGGGAGAAGACCGGGTTGTTTCTCTCAAGGAGATTCTTGTCCAGAAGTACGCCGGCCGGGAGCGGCTTAAACCTGTTCAGTCGGGGCTGGCTTCCCTCGACAAGGCCCTTGACGGCGGTTTCTATCCCGGACAGCTTGTTGTAGTGTCGGGCATATCCGGGCATGGAAAGACTACCCTTTGCCAGACCTTCACCCAATCTCTCATGGAAAAGTCCATCCTGCCCCTGTGGTTCTCGTACGAGATGGAAGAGCAGGAATTTGCCGATAAGATCCACCTTGACTATCACGGACACATCTTCATGCCCCTCGCCTTGAAAGACAAAACTTCGGCATGGATAGAGGATAGGGTTATTGAAGCCAATGTGAAGCATGACGTTAAAGCGGTTTACATAGATCACCTTCACTTTCTCGTGGGCCTGATAGCCCGCCAGAACATGAGTATGGTCATCGGCCAAGTAGTGCGGGACCTCAAAAGGATAGCCGTGACGCGCCGGATGATTATGTTTCTGGTCTGTCATACCATGAAAACAAGGGATCAGGACGGAGAGCTTGGGCTTGGGAGCATCCGGGATTCATCCTTCATCGAACAAGAGGCAGATACCGTCCTTTACGTGTGGCGCCACCCAGAAGACAAGAGCCTCACTGTGTGCAAGATTGCGAAGAACAGGCGCCGCGGCATCATAGACATAAAAATCCCCCTTACCCTAAACCGAATGGAGAACAGATACTATGAGAAGTCAAACCGAGAGAATGGCTGAGTTTAAGGCTGAGTTTCCCGATGAGTGGAAACACGAGCGCCGGATTGAATATCTGGAGAATAGGATTACAGATAACCTCGTGCTCTTGTGGGGCCATAACGCTCGGTTTGACAGGACGCCTCCAGGCAATAACTGGCCTCGCGCCTTGGAAATTTACCATATTCAGGAACTTGGGAAGCAGATCAGAAAGGACTTGAAAGAGATCGTCTACCGGGGAGCAGCCATGAAGGGAGAAATCAGAAACGAAGTGACGGAAGGCGAGAAGGATATTGCGAAGGCCCAGGATGCCGTTGCCCTTGCGGAAGGGTATGGAATTGTCGTAAGGAGAAACCTTATGCTCTGTCCTTTTCATGATGACAACAGCCCGTCCATGAGTATAAGGCACAACCGTTTTAAGTGTTGGTCTGGTTCTTGCGGATGGCACGGGGATACGATTGATTTTGTAATGAAGAAAGAGGGGATCACGTTTAGAGAGGCGGTTAGAAAACTACAGTGATGACCCTGATTTCCCAGAGGAGGGATAAGACATGACTGCTTTTTGGATGGTTTGGAATGAGGGAAGCAGATGCCCGGGAGTCAAACATTTTACGGAGCAATCCGCGCGCCAGGAAGCGGAACGGCTTGCCAGGAATAACCCCGGCCGGCGCTTCCATGTTCTCGTGGTGGTTGCCTCGTGCCGGAATGTTGATGTGGAATGGACAGAGAACTATGAAGATGTGCCGCTATGTCTCCCCGTCGATACTGAGCGCTAGGATAAGCGAGAGGGAAAGGAGGGAAAAGTGAAGCTACTTGCTATCGATCCGGGTCAGACAATGAGCGCGTACGTCCTTTGGGATACAGACAAGCAAACGGGCGAGCCAGGCCACATAGAAAACGAAAAGATGTGTGAATTTCTATCGCTGCCAAGCTTCCGTGAAGGGGTTATAGCAAAAGTAGGTCTTGTCGTTATCGAACGCATTCGGTCCTATGGCCAGCAGGTAGGCAATGATACCCTGGAAACCTGCGAATGGGTAGGACGTTTCGAGCAGGCCGCTAAGGGCGTCACGCTTCCGGTATGGAAGATACCCCGAAGCGATGTCCTGAAGGCGTTCAGCATCGAGAAGAAAGGTGCGGACAGGTGGCTCAAAGAATGTATGGTGGAAAGATTTGGAATGGCCCACAAACGGAGCAAGTCGGGCTCATTGACGGTGCCGGGGTGGAGTGACCACAACTTTGCCGCTCTGGGGGTCGCAGTGCTTGCAGAGGAAAGAATGACAAGGTAGCCTCACGCTATGAAAGTTGCGTCACCGAACGCCAGGAGCAAGGAAAGGAGGTAACTTGGGATATCCGATATGGTGGAAACGGTGGAACCGGGCTTCAATCCTGCAGGAGTTGCAGGAAATCAAAAACATGGAGGCACGAATCATGGCAGCGTTAGACGATTTGGCGGCAGTGGTAATCAAGATTCAGACGGCGGTGAATGATGCAGTGACGGAGATTAAGGCCCTGGCCGATCAGGTCTCGCAGGCATACGGAATAGACGACACCCCGGCCATCGAAACAGCCGTAGACAAGCTCAATGCTCTGGCAGATACCCTCGAAGCAGCAGCGAAACCGGCAGAGCCTGCGGCGCCCGTGGAGGGATAGAATTTGACAAACGTCCGGCCCGAGAATTTATCGCCACAACTCCACAAACTCATTTGCCTGGGTATAGGGGCCGAGAGGCTACCAAGGGCGGTAAGGTTACGGGCCGGACAAAATAAACCTTGACATCCATCCGTAAGGTCTCTACACTAAGGATGTGGAGAATAGTAGACAACAATTTGATGTAGGCTTCCCCGGCGTGAACAAAAAAGCCTCGTGCCTTCTGTTCTCCACAAACGCCGAAAGCATATCGGGCACTTTGAGAAATCAGGGTGCCCGTTTTTCTGTGCTATGGGGGAGTTCTAAGCGGTTCCGCCTCCCTCGCCCGAAAGGGTATATGGAAGTCGTATCAAATCCATCGAGGGTCCATCGTCTTCTCTCAACCGGCATACCGGGATCTTTGACGACCTCGACTGTCCCAAGCTCACTTTAGGGCCCCTGGACTATCGAACCTCTTTGGCTGCTTCCCCCGGACCACCCGGAAAAGGGACAGGAAAGAAAGAGGTTCTATGCTGAGACACAGGCAAAAGAAAGGGCCGCCGGAGGCGCCTATTTCCCCTTTTTCCCCGCGCACTGTTTCTCGGCGATCCACAATTGGATCACCGTTGCCCTTGGGACCCCGAGCCGGGCGGCCGCGGAGTCCAGGAACGCGATTTTGTCGGGGGAGAGGCGGACGAGGACGGGGGTTGAGTTAGACATGTTAATTTCTCCCGGTGTGAAAATCGGCGATGTGGTGAACAATGTTGGCAGCCTCATTAGCAACAGCCTGTTTTTCCTCAGCCGTTTTCTGATAGTGTTTTCCGAGGGCATCAGCATAGGCCGTGAGCCTGCTACGGTTGTCTATGATTATCGTTACGTCCATCACGCCCGCTTTATACATCGTGGGGCCTCCCCATCTCAGGAGGTTGTCGATTTGCTCATCTGTCAATGCTGCGCTCTTCAGTATTTCCGCCGCCCATTTGTTTTGTTTCGGAGACCCGTTGAATGTCATTTTATCCCCCTTCTGGTTTTTGCTATCCTCTATCATCAATTGGATCACCGTTGCCCTTGGGACCCCGAGACGTGCGGCCTCAGAATCCAGGAAGGCGAGTTTTTCGGGAGAAAGTCTGACAAGGACGGGAGTTGTGTTAGCCATCTTACAGCCCCGGCACAGCTTGTCTGAGCAGTGGGCGGATAAGCCCTGCATTGCTGGCAAGTGGATCGTCATTGTCGCGGCAAAGCTCGGTAATGGTCCGATAGGATTGTGTTACCGCTCCACGGAGGCGCTCTATGGTCTCGTCAAGCGGCGTCCATCTGTCATCGGGAGCCGTGGGATCGTCCGCAGTCCAAATACCCTCGGATGTCGTCGCATAGCAAAAATGGGCGCTCTGATAAACCTGTACATCTTCACCAAAAAGATTTATTCTGCAAACCTTTTTCATTGTGCCCTCCGGTGTTTTATTTTGTATCTCGATCATATATATAGATTAGCACAGATAATCAGGGATGTCAAGCATTATTTTCATAAAAAACAACTTATTTTTTATCCCAATGAAAACGTGGTTCATACTCCAAATCTCCTTCCTATCTCTATCACGATAGGCACTTTTTCCAATATCGTCAAGGTGATTCCTTGTTGCGCGGCCAGGTCATCAATCACTGTCAGGATTTGTTTCGTGTCCCAGACCGGCGTCTGCTTGTCCAGGGCCCGGGTGCCCATGGAGATCAAGATGCGCTGGGTTCTAGTGAGGTTCATGGTTCACGCTCCTCTTGAGTGGATTCTTTACGAGTGGGGATAGCATGCTCAGAATCAAATCAAGGTATTTCTTTCGCATGTCGCCGTAAACATCGTCCTTGCTGATGCCTGTTACCGATTCCATGACGTCCATCAATGCCCACTCGGCTTGCACAAGAAGGTGCTCGGCTACGAGTAAAGGGCAATAGCCTACTTTCTCAACATGCAGCCCTGCCGCTTCCATCGCCTGATTGCACTCGGCCAGGTATGTCTGGGAATCGGCGTCTTCGAGGAGCGAGGGACTTGACAAAGGAAAAATACTACCCTATAATAACCAAATGGGTAAAATACTGCCCGATACTGCCCCAGAGACCGCAATACTGCTGAGACGCCATCGCGCCCAAAAATTGGACCGAGACAAAACACAGACCCTTGCGGCACAAGGCGTCACGGCTACGGACATAGCCAAACATCAGGGAGTCGCTGTCTCTACGGTAACGCGATATTTGGAGAGCATAGAGCCATTGCGGCTACAGATCAGGTGTTATGCTAACAACCATGCAGATATACTCACTCTGAGCCAGGCCAAAAAACAGGCGGTAGAGGACCTGATTGTAGAGAGCTGGCTGTCTAACCCGGTTAATCTCCTCGAACAAGACGTGCGATTACAAAAAGAGATTGTCCACACCATGCAGGGAGGCCGCTACTACGACCATCAGAGCGAGCGTCTGGAGCGCGGGGAGTCTACCTCCATCGTTGATTCCGGTGCCGTTACCATGGAGATCGAGCAACTTAGGGCCGCCAAAGAGATCCGCCTTTCTCAGATCAAAGTAGTGCTGGAAGCTCAAAAGATGCTTACAAGTGGGATAGTCGGCACCCCGAAGAGGGAAATTGAGGGCTGATTATGCCCATTGCAACCCACTTATCAGGGCCGTCAACCGCAATTCAATATCGTTAATCATTCCCAGTAGATACAGCACAGCGTTTTTACCATAATACTCCTTATCTGTACCATTGTCATGGTAACGATTGTCTCTCTACCTTCGAGGTCTCGTGTCTTCATCCTCTCTGTCACCTGGCCCTCTCTCAGCCGTGTCAATGGTCCGTGCGTCCCGTCTCCTACCCCCGTGATGCCCTGGCCCTACCGGGGCCTGCCCGTGGCGGTTTGCGGCCTGATTATTATTCTCATGTCCCCCCGTGTTTACGATTTTCATAAAAGTCCCTTCCCCCTCCCCGAAGACGAAGATTATCCTTGACAGCTTCCTCGATATGGCGTACAAGGTAGAAGCATGAAGATTTCCGAGGCCAGTCGTTCGACTATAGCTTCACAGAAAGACCACACGGGAATTCAAGGGCGCATAAGTGTGTTACCTTCGTGTGTCTGTACAGACACTGGTAGTAGTGACATTTCAGACACTGGTGGTGAAAAATGAGTAGTAAAGTCATACAGTTACGAATCAAGAAACGCAGGAAGGAATTAAAAAAGGGAAACACTGATCCCTTTGAAATCAGGGACTTACGCGACAAGTTCTTCATGGTTGACGATGCGTACCTAAACGGATGGGCGAGGCTCTTCGAATCCGGCGTGTCGATGGTTTATTTTGCCTTGTGCCGCCACGTTGGAGCAGATCAGACCTGCTTTCCTTCTATTGCCTTTCTCTCAGAAAAATTAGGGATGGGACCCCACACCGTTATCAAATCCATCAAGTTACTCGAACTTCACCGACTTATCAAGGTTGACCGGGTGAAGGGCCAGCCGAACATCTACTGGCTTACCGACAAGAAAAAATGGAAGAAGATAATCCGGGTTACTCCGAAGGACTTCACCCAAGACGGAGGCGCCGAACTATGAGTACCCGATGGTCTGGGCCCTCCTGTGATGCCTTCAAGCCTTGGCTCACTGTCATCGAAGAGACCACCCTGCCCGATGGCTCAGTCCTCTCCCTTCACTCTACCGGTCAGATTTACCACGTCAGGGCGGATGGTGTTCTGAAGTCCTACCAGCACATCACGGACCGGGAAGTTGCCCGACTGACCTACAAGGAAATGGCGGCATGACCTTCCCCCCTTCCCTCAAGATCGGACCCCACACCTACACGGTTATCTACCCCCACCACTTCAGGGAAAGGGATGATTATCAGGGGCAGGCCGACCACGCCTTGAAGGAAATACGAATCAGCGGGGTTGACTGCAATGGGAACCAGAGACCCGACTCGGCTCTTCTGGAGACTTTCTTTCACGAGATCGTACACTGCGTAGATATAATTTACTGCATGGACAAGATTGGCAAGGAAGAAGAAAAGGAACGCCTGATAGAAGGCCTTTCAAACGGACTTGCCCAGGTGCTCATTGACAATAACCTTATCACTCTGGAGGGGAACTATTGATCCAACCCACCGAAGTACTTACTTGGAAAATCAACCACTCAGGGAGACCTCAGACATGACCCCAAAACTATTCTACAGAGTCAAGCGGGTCTCCCTTACTCTATCAATCATCTCATCTCTCCTCCTTCTGCTTGGGGGTACTCCGGTCAACGGCTATGACAACGGGGTTCCCCCCAGGCCGGGCTATCACGGGCAGAACGACCAGTTGCAGTACAACCCGTATGCAAACCAGTTCCAGCGCACACAGCCCGGAGATCGACTTCAGTATAATCCCCACGAGAAACAGTTCGACTACCGGCAGCCGGGTTATCAGCCGAAGTACAACCCGTTTACGAAGCGGTGGCAGTAATGAGACATCCAGACGAAGAAGGCGAGCCCCTTGACGATATATTCCTTTCATGGAATGACTGGAAATACGGCCCGCAGTTCATGTGCTGTTGGATCATTTAGCTACGAGGAGGTGATGACCGTGAAGAAGAAAGCCAAGAAGAAAGACAAAAAGGAGAAAAAATAGTGCCGAAGAAGCACGGGCCGGGGTTTGCAGATCCTGAACTCAAGCAGAGGGCCGCAGAGGGCCGTGCTCGCTATTGGGAAAAATATTACGCTGCCAAGGCCGCCGGCAAACCCCTAAAGAAGCAGACCCGGAAGGAAAAGGGGATAGACAGGAGAAGGAGAAATAGGGAAGAAAGAAGAAAAATCGCCGCTCTCCTTCCGAAGAAGCCCGCCAGGGCAAAGACCATTCCCTCCCCGATAAAGAAAATCCTTTCTTCTCCGCACATGGACATTCTCGACAAAGTCCCCACAGAGAAGGAAGAGAATGCTGCCGAAAAGTTTCTGCAACAAATCAACAACGACCCCGAGGAGCTTTCCCGCGTGCTGGCCGCCCTTCAGGAAGGAGAGGAGCAGATCGAGCGCAAGGAATACGGAAGGATTGTATTCCTGAACGACTACATCCAGTCTCACCAGATAGAGTTCTTCCGCCCCTATTCGTACCAGCAGGCTACCATGGAAGCTTTTCGGGAAGGGTTTTTGATAGTGATAAACCCAGTGAGCAATAAGGTGGGAAAATCGTATACGGGCGCCGCTCTCGTCCATTCATGGGCGAAGGGGTACGAACCATGGAACCCCGTGCCCGATACCTTCAAGGGAGCCGTTCGGATAGGGGATAAGTTCTTCATGCCGTCAAGCCTCGGAATAAAGCCACCGGTTGACATCATCATCACCGGGGAGGATTGGGAAGAGCACGCAGGGAAGGTGCTGGTCCCGATTTTAAAGAGGTTTGCCGTTGGGGCTAACAACAGCAAGGACGGGGAATGGGAGACAAGCAAGAACAACGTAGGAATAGAAACCGACTGGAAACACAAGCCTACGGGAAGCACATTCGCTTTGAGGACATACCGGCAGGATAAGGATTTGTTTGAGTCTTTTAAAGCAACGGCATGGTGGGCAGATGAGCCGCCTCCGAAGCCTATCTGGGTTGGAATGTCCCGTGGTCTTTTCATGACGGGAGGTCGCGTCTTCATGTCGATGACACCCCTGAAGGAGGCATGGATATTTGATGAACTCATTCTCGCACAAAGAGCTGACGTGAAGGTGATAGCGAATATCTCCCTTTGGGATGCCCCTCACCTCTACGACAACGATATGAACGTTCTCATGAAGGCTGGGCTTACAGATGAGCAGGCTAAGAGCATCCTCGTCGTGCAGAAGCAGGAAGCCCGCCAAACCAAGAATCTCCCCGAGACGGAAAAACTTATCAAGGATTGGGTCGGGAACAAGACTGTCACCTTCGTCAACGAGTTCGGACAGGAGTTCATACAGGATGCCCTTGTCTATGTCCTACAGAAGCTCCAGATACATCGCTTCATCAAGGAGTTGGAGGATGATTCAGAGCGCATCCCCCGGGTGTTCGGGGAACCAAAGCACCTTATGGGAAGGTGCTGGAAGCACTTTGTGCTTGATGTTCACAGGGTGAAAGACTTCAGCGTGCCTACGGATTGGCCGGTAGATGTCCAGATCGACTTTCATCCGAACGAGAACATCGCAATCTCCTTCCGTGCGGTAGACCCGTGGGGAAGGAACTTTATTGTCGATGAAGTATGGGACCACCTTAGAAACAGCGAGATAGTTGATAACATAGTGAGAAGGTGGAAGAGGGAATCGTGGCGCCTCGAAGAATGGATAGAGATAGATGCCTTGGCAAAAGGTGATTCGTCATATGCCAAAAACCGATTTGGACAGAGTGAGGATTCCTTTGACGAAATCCAGCGTCTCCTGAAGAAATACAAGCTCAAACTCCGGTCAGGGTCCAAGGCCGAAAAGAACTACATTGCCAAGGTCGATGAGTGGATGACTCACGAGCCGCCGCTGTTCTTCGTGCAGGCGCATTGTACTGAAACCATAAAACAGATAGAGCGGTGGGTCTATGAGGACAACGGGAAACCCTCGGACGGCGGTCACTTTCCTGAGTGCATAGGCCGCTTCAGTCAGACCGGGCTGAAGTACCACGATCTTGAGGAAGACAAGGGGGACCAATATCAAGAACTCATCGCGAGACTTGATGCGCCTCTTTCGGTGCCGATGGAATGATAGGGAACAGGAGACCCAATGGATGACAACAAGAAAGACAAGCCACTAAGCGAAGAGGAAGCCGAGGAGAAGAAGAAAGATGAACTCAAGGGGGAGAAGGCAAAGAAGTTTCTTGAGAAGATGCGGAAGCGTTACGAGCGCGAAGTAAAGGCCGACAAGGAGAATAGGGATGCCGCCGCCGATGATCAGAGATTTCTCATGGGCGGAGAAAACCAGTGGTCGAGCGATGACGTAGCCCTCAGAAAGATTCTCAAGCGTCCGTGCCTTACCTTGGATGAACTGAACCGCCCGGTCAACCAACTTGTCGGAGAGATGAGGCTTAACAAGGCCCACATCAAGGTGATCCCCTCGGACGCCGAAGGCAACATGCAGATTGCGAAGTCGAGGCAGGCGATCATTCATGGCATCGAATACGATTCGGAAGCCGATGCGATTTACGACTATGCCGGGGAGATGATGGCCAGTTGCGGGTATGGGGCATGGAGAATCCTTACCCGCTATTGCGAGGACAATCCTTTTCTTCAAGAAATCTACATGCAGAGAATCAAGAATCCACTTCTCGTCTATCCCGACAGTCATGCCACATCGCAGGTGTATTCAGACGGAAAGTACCTTTTCATCCTTGAGAAGATTTCGAATGATGATTTTGAGGAAAGATACCCCAGCAAGAAAGTCCCCGACGTAGAGGACTTCAAGTCTCGCGGCGGCTCAAGTATGGAGCTTTGGTTTGAAGAAGACGCGTTTTGGATTGCCGATTACTATGTTGTTGAAGAGGAAGAAAAAACATTTTGCCTCATGGAAAACGATGACATCCTCCTCGAAGAAGAAGTGAAGGAGAAGAAGAAACAGTGGGAGGAAAAACAAAAGGAAGCCCTTGAGATGAAACAGATGGCAAGGATGCTTACCTCGGCCATGCCCGCACAACCACCAGCCGGCGCGTTGGGAGCGCCTGCTCAGCCCGGGATGGGCGGGTCCCGGTTGGGGTTGGGTTCCTTCTCTCCAGTGCCTTCCCAGCCTCAGCCGGGGATGCCAACTGGCCCTGCTCCCGCTATGGTTCCTCCGACAGGCGGCAGCCCCGTTCCCGTCGTTCCCAAACCAATGCCGGACGCCGTTCCGCCGACTCCTGATTTTACCATGCCGCCATTGCCCGACAGCCTCAAGATAAGCAAGAAGGCCACGAAGAAGGTTCCGAAGGTGAAGCATTATGCTATTGCCCCCGACCAAATACTTGACGGCCCCAACGATATACCAGGCCGGTACATCCCGGTTATTATCGTCAAAGGTCCGGAGAAAAACCTTGATGGCAAGTCGATCACCCGAAGCCTCATAAGGAACGCAAAAGACCCGCAAAGGCTTCTCAACTGGGTAGAGACGAGCAAGGGCGAACTTACAGCCATGTTGCCGCATAGCCCATGGATAGGAACGCCGGAACAGATCCAGCCCTTCGACCATTTCTATCAGGCTGCTAACATCCAGAACTATGCGTGGCTGCCCTATAAAGCTCAGGTACTGGTCGATGATAATGGGAATAGCCACCTCATCCCCCCTCCCACGAGGGTAGGCGTTGGTACGATGCCTGTGCAGTTGTTCCAGTATGCGGCGGATGTGCGTGCCTACATAGAGGATGCCGTGGGGATGTCGCGGTCCGATACCATGGCCTCCGAAGACCCTTCCCGAACCGGGGCCGCCGTAAGAGGAAAGAGGGCGCCTTCCGATGTTGGAACTTTCGCGTTCATAGACAACCTTCACCGGGGCATTACCCACGGGGGACGTATCATAAACGAGATGATACCGGAAGTCTACGATACTCCACGAGATGTTCGAGTGATGCTGGGCGAAGAGGACCAGACCCTTTCATTCATGCCGGTCAACACGCCGTATGCGGAAGCGTTCAAGAAAATCCAGAAGGCACCAGGGCGGTACACCGGGATTGATCCCAAGGAATTACAGCCCCACGTGAAGGATGAGCCGAAGTCAAAATACAATGACTTGTCTAAGGGCGACTACGATGTTATTATTAAGGTTGGCCCTCCGTTCAGCACAGCCAGGGAAGAGGCGGCAGAACAGATGATGATTGTGGCGACACAGGGTCAGAAGATGAACCCCGTGGATAAATACTTCACTGTCAAAAACATGAACCTCGCTGACGGTGGTGAGTATGCCGACACACTAAGACGGATGATCCCGCCCCACATACTACCCCCGAAAGAAGGGGAACCCGCCCGTCCTCAGCCGCCCGTCCCCCCCCAGATGCAACTCCTCATGCAGAAGGCGAAGACGGAAGAACTCAAGCAGAACAACGCCAAAATTAAGGAACAAAACATCATGCTCCAGACGAAGGCGAAGTTGCTGGAGATGGCCAAGGAATCAGATAAGACCGACAAGGAAGTCAGGAGAATTGCGTTGCAGGCGATCTCCGATGTTTTCTCCCCGGGAGGAGAATAATGGGAGTGATTTATTGGGGAGTAAATCATCGGACAAGGGCCGATGCGCTAATCTTTGATGCAAGGTCTATTACGGAAGGAGGGCCCCAATGATCGTTGAGCTTACCGCCGTACCGCATCAAGGGGGGAGACCTTTTTCCATAGTCATCCCACCGACAGCTCCCGTCTTCATTGAACCGCTTATTTCGGAAGCGGGGGACTTGGTTGGATCGAAAATTGCCATTGCAGGCTTCGGGAACTTCCTGTGTCAGGAGACCTATGAACAGGTGATGGCACTGTTTCCCAGAAAGCAAAAAAAGAAGAACATGACGTTGGCCAGCGTGCTACCGCTAAAGAAGGGAGACCCGGCATGAGAACGAATCAGGATAAAGTGATTGTGAAATGTGACCCCCCCATCGAGAAGATAGGCAGCATTTTCGTCCCGGAAGTTTACCAATCTACCTTATGGAGCGGAACGATCATCGTCACCGGGCCGGGCCGTATCACCGACAAGGGGAAGTTCATCCCCATGTCTCTTCACGTGGGCGACAGGGTGATCATCGACACTGCCAGGGCCATGCAGCTCACCTATGAAGGCGAAGAACTCATGGTCACGCGCGAGGATGAGATAATGGGAACCATAACCTCAGAAGGGGAAGTTCTCACATGGAAAAACTCAGGCCGTCCTACCAGGAAAGAGTGGGAAGAAAGCATGTATCTGACGCAAAGGGGACAGGTGAGGAGGGTACTGGCATGACTCCGGAGGAAATACAATTGGACTACTTTGAAAATATTCTACACGCTCCTCCCAGGCATTCGCGAGAGTGTTCGTCAGATTATGCTGTTGATACAAAGAAACTTCTTGACTTGCCCCCCAACAGGGTGTATAGCCATAAGGAGACAGTAAGCGTCTCACTGAAGAGAAAAGACGTTGTAGACCTGATCAAAATGCTTCAAGGACTTCAACGGAGGTTAAGGGAGTTGGCGGAATGAATGATGTGTTAGAATGTTTTTTGAAAATAGAACATGCCATGCTTCTTCAGCGGGCAGCTTCATTCAGAACCATCGAAAGGGAAGAGGCTGGAAAGATTAAAAAAATGTTTGTTGTTGACATGCCGAAGCCTTACAGCAGACGGGAGGAAGATAAAGAATAGTCTTTAGTCGCCCCCGAGCGGGGCGTGGATTGGAACCCTAAGTCTCAAAATAGGAGACCCAAAGGGCTACCGCCATGAAAGTGGTGAGTAGCCCTTATTTTTTGTTCAAAGGAGATCGATTATGGCAGAACCCGTGCAGGATGGCACGATAGACGAAACGGCGGACCCGTCAACCGCAGGACCAGAAGTAACGGGAGATCAGACTTCCGACCAGCCGCAGACGGCGGAGCCGTCAACCTCAACAGAGACACCCCCTGTCGAAACCACGGATGAAACCAAGGAAGCCGCACCCTCGACAGTACCGGTGAAAAAGCCGAAGACCGCCGAAGACCGCATCAATGAACTTGTCGCACAGCGGGAATACTGGAAGGGCCGTTCGGAAGGTACGATCAAGCCTCCTGCAGAACAGACCGTTCAGCCGCCCCAGGTGGCTGCACCAGCCGCAGGACCGCCTGCAAAACCGAAGCCTGAAGATTTCCCCGACTGGGAAGCCTACGAGGACGCCAAGGATACATGGCTTATCGAAATGGGCAAACACCAGGCGGTGCAGGAGCTTCAGGGGAGGATCGCCCAGACGAGCCAAGCCGAGCAAGTCAATAAGGTCATTACGGCGCATCAGGACCGCATGAAGAAAGCAGCCGAAGAAGATCCTGCTATCGCGGAAATCGCCGAAGACCCGACTTTGCCTATGTCAACCGCTATGCGTGCCGTAATCATGATGCGGGAGGAAGGGCCTCAACTGATCCGTTATCTTCACGAAAACAGGGACGAAGCGAAGCGCATTTATAACCTTGCCCCTCTCGTGCAACAGAATGGACAGTGGGTTGAAAAGCCCGGAGGGAACCCCTTTACCGTATTTTTGGAACTTGGAAAAATCATCGGGGCGCTTGAAAATACCCCGACAACCGCAAAACCCAGAAGTAAAGCTCCTGTTCCCCATACCCCCGTTGGTGGAAATAACGGGACGGTGGTTTCCGGCGACCTTTCGGAACTCGCCAAGACCAACCCCGATGAATATATCAAGAGGGTGAGGGCTCAGAAAGCATAAACAAGGAGACCCGATATGCCAAACAAAACACTAACCAGCACAGAGGTAGCAATCAATGCTATCGATGTTCTTCACAACAATGCGAAGTTGATTCAGGTTATCGACAAGCAGTACAACGCCGAGTTCAAGAAAGAAGGCGCCAAGATAGGCTCAAACTTCAACATCAAGCGTCCATGGAGACCTACCGTCAGCAGGCAGTCCGCCCTGGTCGTTCAGTCTTTCCAGGAAGATACTGTGCCGCTCACTTTGCAGTATCAGTATCAGGTGGGCCTTAACTTCACCCAGAACGAACTTTCCCTGTCCGTCCAGAACTTCAGGAAACAGGTTCTCGACCCTGCTCTTCCCGCGATGGCGACCGCTATGGATATCGATGCCCTCGGGCTCGGCTATAACGGCTTCATGCAGATGGGAACGGCTGGTACGCTTCCGGGAACGGCAGGATGGACCCCAGTTGCAAATATCCTTCTCGACTACAGCAGCCCCGACTGGCCTCTCTATGCCGGCGCACTTCTCGACGGCATGTCGGCGCCAAGGGACAAGAGAAGGGAAATCATCGTAAATCAGTGGGCCATGGCGGCTACGGTGAAGGGTCTGTCCGGCCTCTACGAATCCAGTAAACAAATTGCCGAACAGTACATGCAGGGCGTCATGATCCATGCGCTTGACTTTGATTGGGCGATGGACCAGAACATCAATACCCTGCTCACCGGGACACGAAGCGGAACTGTCCTCGTAAATGGTGCTTCACAGGTCGGCTCCAACCTTCTCACAAATGGATGGACGGCGGGCTCGGTCCTGAATGCGGGTGAGATTATCATGGTTGCCGGGATTTACCATGTGAACCCCGAAAACCAGAAACCGAACACGGGCTACAACGCCACGTTTGTTGTGACCTCAAACGCTACGGCGGACGGCGGCGGGAACATGACCATTCCTATCTACCCGGCGATCACACCCGCCGTTTCGGGCTCCGCATACGGCACGGTCAATGCTTCCCCGGCAACGGGCGGGGCGATCACTCTGCTTTCCGGTTCGAGCGCGACATACTACCCGGTCAACCTTGCATTCCACGGCGATGCCTTCACTATGGCGACGGCTGACCTCGTGATGCCTTCGGGCGTTGACTTTGCAGCCCGTGAGTCCTATCAGAACATCTCGATCCTCATTGTCAGGGCTTACGACATCACGAACACTCAGTTCCCGGCAAGGGCCGACGTGCTGGCCGGATATGCTTGCACCAGGCCTGAGCTTATCTGCAGAATTACGGGGTAAGTACTTGCAATTACTGAGGTTTTACGACAAACATAACAAGGAGATCAACCATGTATAAGGTTCTCGACGATTCAAACACTGACGGCACAGTCCTCGGACAGTCGTCTTCGGCCAAAGTGGCTTTGTGGGGCGCAGTCCCCATCCCTCAGTTTACCACTCCCATGCAGGCGAATATCCAGAACATGCCTCTGGGCACACTGACCACCTTCACCTTCGGAGCTACCCCCATCGGCTGTGCTAGCGGGTCTACTCAGGAGTTCGCTTTTACCGTTAGCCTCGGAACATCCGGCGCTCTTGTGGCTACCACGGACTTCCTTCTTGCCATCAACCCCGTTTCAGCCATAAGCGTTGGCTCTGGCTTCGCGGGCATCAGGAACAGTGCTGTATCACTCAACACGCTCATAGGGAATGAGATTAACGTGACCGGCCTGGCTGCAACTCCTGCAGCTGGCTTGTTTACAGCAGTCATCGCTACAGGATTCCCTACCGTGTATTCAGCCATCACCCCCGCTGCAGTTGCATCATTAACCTCCGCCGAACAGATATTCACCATTGGCGGGATGAACGCGGCAGGTTCGGCTGTGTTGGATAACTCCGGGCACGTCGTAGGTGTCTATGTGACGACTGCCGGACAGGGATACTACATGCCTCCCCAGGTTGTTTTTGCGGGCGGTGGCCCTCTGGGCGGGGTCACTTCGGCTCTTCCAGGATCGGGAGCTAGCGGTATTATCGGTGGTTCACCGTTCTCTCCGGGGTCTTCGTCAAATTTCGGGTATCCCAACGTCTCCGGGGCTGGTAATGTGGTTGGAACGGCGCTTATGCTTGAATCTCCGGCAGCCTCAGCGACCTACCCCTACGGGTCAGGTGCTTGCGGGATAGCAGTTGTATCCGGAGGCGGTGTCGTCGGAGTAATCATGACCCACATAGGAAGCGGCTATCAGGCCGCTCCGACCGTCTCTTTTGTTGGCGGCAACACCTTTAGCGTGGGGATGGAAGCTCACATGGCCGCTTCTGGTGTCGTATCCGGATGCGGTTTCGGAAATGTCCGAGTGGCTGGTCCGAACCAGATCGGTATCACATTCATCAATCCGTCTACGTCGGTGGTCACGCCTCCTTCGGGCAACTACCGATTCCTGGTAGCGAACGGGTTCCCGCCGGAAAGCAACATCCTTCTTTATCAGTACCAGAACGGATTTAGCACGGGGGTCACATCCGGTGGGACGACCGAGTTTACCATCACGGTCGGCGGTATTCTAGCTACTGATGTCGTGCTTGGCGTGTCCAAGCCCTCGAATCAGTCAGGGTTGACCCTGGCTGGTTATCGTGCCGGGACGGGCAACATTTACGTAGATTTCATGGCGGGTCTCGCCGGAACGCCTACACAGAACGAAGTCTATTCTTCGGGCGTTTTACGTCAGAACCCGGCGGTTCCTTCAACCGTTTATCAGTTGTACGAGGCTCCCACATACGCTATCACAGCGAACAGCGGAGCCGAGATTCCCTTCACGGTCACGGGGACAGTTGCAAACGGCGCGGCAAATGTCAATACACCGGTGCTTCCTGCCGGGTTGTCAGTCGCGGGCGCCAGAGTCAGCGCGGCCAACACCGTAGCCGTCAACTTCGTCAATGCTACGGCTACCGCGATCATACCTCCCGCGGGTATGTACACCTTTGAGACGTTCAACACGCCTTCTCCTATCACGAACAACGGCTCCTTCAATTCGTGCTCCCAGTCGATTGGGATCAGTAAGGCCGGGGTCTTTGACGCAGTGAACGAAATCATCAACGCACTCAAGACGGCTGGCATCATAGCCGGGCGCTAACAGACACAGACACTACGAGGCGGGGCGGGGGATTTTCCCTCCCCCTTCCCCGCTTCACATCACGAATAAAAAGGAGGCTGGATGGAGCTGGTTAAGGGAAGCAAAGGGAGGATGAGACAGACGCTCGGACTGGCTTTGATTGTCAAAAATGAGGAGAACGAGATAAAGCAGTGTATTGAAGCCTGCAAAGGAGTAGATCAGATTTCGGTTGTTGACACTGGTTCGCACGACAAAACGGTCGATATTCTCCGGGAGATGGGAATAAAAAGATTATCGGTAGGTGAGTTTAACTGGCCGGCCCCGCCTGATTATACCGGCGTGGATTTCTCAGCGGCCCGCAACAAGTCATTCGATTTGCTCAATACGGACTGGATTCTTTTTATGGACGCCGACGAGCGCCCCGATAAGGGGGCTATTGCAGCCCTGAAATATGCAATCGACACCGTGGCTCCCGAGATAGATGTGGTCAACTGCGTTCTGTACGACAACTGTGGTGGAAAATTTCCAAGGGAGAAAGCGTTCCGAAACAACAGCAATATGTATTTTGCGGGGAGGATTCACGAGGCGAGATACACGCCGTATGCCGCATTTACTCCCTCCCCCCCCATCATGATTCAATACCAGCCCAGACCAAACACGGCGCGAGACCTGGCGATCTTGAGAGAGGAGCTTGCTGCTGATCCTAATGATTTGAGGCTTCAATATCTTGCCGTCAGGGAGTATTTTGCTGTGGTTGATCTCCCGAGCGCGATCTATTGGGGGGAGAGATTCAGGCGCAATAGCAGGAAGCTGGGTAAATTCACCCAGCACTACCCCGATGCGTTGCACTCTACTGCCTGGGCATATCTCAACATGGCGGGAGCGGGGCAGACGACAGAGATTGAACGGGCAAAGGAATTGCTCCTTGAATGCCTGGGATTTAATGCGGACTTCAAAGAAGCAGCCAAGATGCTCTCTGCGATATGCGGGAGTGAGGGGAACGTGCTGAATCAACAGCGGTGGCAGGAGTTTTCCGAAGGTGCTGCGAATAGGGGCTTGCCTTTTCTGAAAAAGGACAAGGCGTACTAATATGGAGGTGCACCATCCATCCCGAAAAGTTCCGTCAAAACCTATACCTTTTTGCCAGTCTTCTCAAACAGACAGAGAAACGATTTGACTTCGACCCGCAAGTCATCTGGCCCTGTCTCGGTGAGGATAACAACATCACCAGCTATGACCGACAGTACACTCTCCATACCGCCTGGGCCGCAAGCGTTCTGGCAAAGACACGCCCGGAGAAACACGTAGACATAGGATCTTTCTTCATATGGGCGACGATTGTCAGCCAGTTCGTCCCTATGACCTTCTATGATTTCCGCCCTGCCGCGATCAATCTTCCTGGGTTGCAGACCGGTCAGGCTGACCTGAAAGCCCTGCCGTTCCCGGATGACAGCATCAGTTCTCTGTCCTGCCTGCATGTCGTCGAGCACGTCGGTCTGGGGCGCTACGGAGATCCCCTTGATCCCGATGGCGACCTGAAGGCTATGAAGGAGTTGCAGCGTGTGTTGGCTCCCGGTGGACAGTTGCTTTTTGCCGTGCCGATGGGAAAGCCCACGATCTTCTACAACGCTCACAGAATCTTTGGCTTCGAGCAGATTACCCGCGCGCTTGATTCTCTCCGACTGGTTGAATTTGCATTCATCCCCGATGATCCTGGGCTTGGCGACCTTAACCGGAATGTTTACCTACCCTCTAAATACGAGAATATCGCGGGCTGCGGCTGCTTTCTCTTCAATAAGAAGGTGGCTGCATGAAAACAAACATTGTCTACGCCCATATCGCTCCGGATGAAGAGCGGACGGTCGAATATGGAGGCCACACATTTCAGTTTTCAAGAGAGGCCATTCCCGGTTGCGTGGCGTATCTCTATCTGAACTCATACAGCTTCAAGCAGAGGCAACCAGGGTTCAATTTCCTTTTCTTGTCAGAGCCAGTAGTGGTAACTCCAGAACAGTACAATTTTGCGCTCTGGGATTGCTTCGACCATATCTTCACCCACTTCAAGGCACTTACCCTGCTTCAGCCCGAAAAGTTCACCTACGTGCCTTATACGCGATCAGGATGGCCCACGACAGAGGGGACCATGACCGAGTCGGCATCAAGCAGGAAAAAACTCTATCCTGCCAATCCTCGCACGACCGGAATTTGCATGATAGCGGGGAACAAGTCTTCCCGTGTACCGTCCGAACTTTACAGCAAGCGCCTTGAAGCGGCTAAGTGGTGGGATGATAATTCCGACATACCCTTCGATGTTTACGGCGTGCCTTCCTTCAACCTCCCCAATTACAGGGGGGAGATACCAAAGGGGAATAAGCTGACGACTCTCAGCAGGTACGTCTTCAGCCTATGTTTTGAAAACACGAATCATCCGGAACTCGCCCAAGGTTATGTGACGGAGAAGATTCTGGACTGCATCGAAGCGGGCACCATCCCCATCTATCTTGGAGCCCCAGATATCATTGACCACATTCCCCGAAACCTATTCATCGACTTCAGGCATTTCACGTCGTATAAGGAGCTCGATGCCCGGCTCTCCGAACTCCTCCGCAGCACTGATAGGATACGTGCCTATAGAGATCGGATGGACCAGTGGGTAAGGGACGGAGGCCTGAGAAAGTATTCCTGGGAAACACTGTACCAGGAGATTATCGAATACGCTGCACCAAAAAGGGAGGAGATGATGGTCAAGACGGCCCCGACAAAGGATACGGTCTGTGTGATATTCAGCAAGGACAGGGCGATGCAGTTGGACGGATGCTTACGAAGCTTGGCGAGACATTGTAGCGACCTTGACAGCATGAAGATCCATGTTTTATGGACAGATTCGGGCGTAAGGTTTCATGAACAGTATCAGAACACCTGGAATCCCACTAGGACTGTTCCAGGAGAACCGTATCCAATCAATGCCCAATTTACCAGAGATACCGACTTCCGATCCGACCTCCTCTCTGCCGTCGAAGGCTACGATTACGTCCTGTTCCTGACTGACGATACGGTTTTTGTGAAGGACTTCTCTGCTAAGGATTGCGTTTATGAATTAGACGACGACCCGAAACTTCTAGTCGTATCCCTACGACTGGGCTGGAACACGACCCACTGTTACATGCTGGACACGGCTCAAACAGCGCCGGAAACATGGAAGTATCCCTGGGCGGATCATGACTTAGACTTTGGATACCCTTTTGATCTCTCATCTTCCATATATCGGGTAGCCGATGTACTCCCGTTGCTTGAAATGCCTGCCTACTCAAACCCGAATACTCTTGAAGCTTTCCTTGATTGGAGCAAAGATCAATTCAAGGATACCAGACCTCTCCTTCTTTTTGACGGCAACTCACGCGCCTTTGCAAACCCGCTTAATAAGGTCCAGACCATCTTTACAGGTAACAAGAGCGGGAGGGATTCAAGATACTCCATAGAACGCCTCGCTGCGCTCTTTGACAAAGGCTACAGGATCGATATCGGCAAGTTTGACGATTATGTCCCGAAGGGGGTTCACGAAGAGGTTGACCTTTCCTACCTCCTCCCGAACGGCACAGCTTATTCAGAGGAAAAACAACCTGAAATATCTCTGTTGATCCCCAATTACAACGGAGATGGTCATATTCAGAAGTGTCTCGACTCGGTAAGACGTACTATCGGGAACCACAGCTATGAAATTATTGTTCTCGACAACGGGTCTACCGATGCAAGCCTTGGTTACTTAAGGGAACAGACGGATATAAGACTTATTGAGTTGAGCGAGAACGTAGGCGTCCCTGCCGCAAGGTCAAGGCTCTTCGGAGAAGCGAAGGGAAAAGACGTTGTTGTTATGGACAATGATGTCATTCTGACAAAAGGTTGGGCCGACAAATGCCTGTATTGGACTAGCGTTATCCCAAACGTCGGCATCATCGGTCCTCGTTCAAATTACGTGTCCGGTCCGCAGCAAATAGATATCCCCGTCACCTATAATGGTGACATAGCGGACCTCGAAGCCTTCGCTGAGAAATGGTCGAATGACCCCGCCCACAAAGGACAGTTGTGGAGCATATCAAGGATGCCATCATTTTTCTGGTTTGTCACGAGGCAATGTCTTGATACCATCGGCGATATAAGGTCGTTCGGGCCATTCGGGTTTGACGATGAAGACTATACAATCAGGTGTTTCCTTTCCGGACTGCAGGTCCTGATAGATAATGGGATGTATATTCACCACACAGGTGGCCCGCAGGGGAGGGGCAACACTACTTACAACCGCCAGATGATAGAGGCATGGGATAAGTTCAAGGAAGCGTGGAACCTCGACAAAGACCTTGTGTATGGGCAAACCGATCATCTCACAAAGATAGTCCAAACCGTGCCGTTCGATAAAGAACGTCACTTCATCCCGTTAAAAAGGGAGGTGAGAACTCATGACTAAAAAGAAGGCTAGCGTGTCAAAGACACAGAGCCACTTCGGCTATGCACCGAAGGCCAAGACAACGGTGAAGTCGAAAGGCAAAAAGAAGTAGCTCATGGGGGATTCATTCCCCCTCTGGAGGATGTATGCCAGTGACAGTCAAGAAGTTAAAGTCAGGACGCTATCGCGTAGCTACCCCTTCCGGAACTAAGGCCAAGTCCACAACGAAGCGAAACGCCATGATCCAGAAGAGCATTATCGAACGGTCTGACAAGAAAAAGAAGGGAGGGCACTAAATATGGTTGTAAACATCGGTCAGGTAAAAATGAAGAAGGAATGGCCCCTATTTCTCTATCACGATAAGCTTGATGGGGTCCGTAGGGTAAACAACGACGCTGAGGAAACCGAAGCCGTCCGGGAAGGCTGGCGGCCCGGCTATCGTCACCAGGCATACCCGAAGATGATGTACCATGTTATCCATGAACCCAAGACGGTCAACAACGAGGATGAAGAACTGGTGCTCAGGGAGAGCGGGTGGGAAGATACCCCTGTTGCCTTCACCGAAACCAAGATACTTCAGGCCAAGATTGCAGAGACCGAATTGACTCTGAAGGAACTGAAGAAAAAGAAATCGGCGGTCGCTGAAGGATCTGCGTAATGGTCGTCCTTGTCGGCGATCTCATCAAGAAGTCGTTCCGCGACATAGGCGCGCTTAAAATGAATGAGGCTCCCGCCGCCTCTGAAATTGCCGATGCTCTGAACGACCTCAATTACATCCTCGACCAGTGGTCCATAGAATCCCTGATGGTACTTGCTTCGATCATGGAGAACTTCCCCCTGACGGCGGGGAAGTATATCTATACCATCGGGTACGGCCAGGACTTCAACACCTCGAAGCCATCGAAGATAGACAACGCTTTCATTCAGGATGCCCTCAATGTCCGTTACCCCTGCGATATAATAGATAAGGGGATCTACGACACCTATGAAGACTCACTGATCTCGACTGCCCGGCCTACCGAGATTATCTATGATCCCGGTCCCACGCAGCAGACATCACAAATGGGCATCATCTACGCCTACCCGATCCCGGATGCCTCCATTGTGTACACGCTTTTCATTGGACAGCAGAAGCCCCTGACGGAATTCTCCGTCCCTACCGACACCGTCATTTTTCAGTCGGCTTATTACATGGCCTTGAGGTACAGCCTTGATGAAGTGTTGTGGCCTCAGTACCGTGATGACGGGAAGCCTTTTCCGCCCCACTTAAAGGGCATGAAAGCGCGAGCAATGGGCAACATCGTAGCCATGAACACCAGACCAGGGACGATGATGGTTGATCTCCCGAAGAAGAGCCGGAACGCCTACGACATATATGTCGGGCCATATTCGGGCAACTATTCATGATCTTTGAGCTCGTAGGCCCCGGCTACATAGGCCGCTCGTCAAACATAGATGCCTCCCGCCTCGTCAATTTTTTCGTAGAGATGAACGCCAAGGGGTCAAAATCTCCTTTCTCCCTAGTTGGGACGCCGGGAACGACACTATGGACCAATGCTGGGGCGTATGTGGTTCGTAAAATGCACGTATTTAACGGGCTTCTCTACGTGGTAGCAGGGACAAACCTCTACTCGGTCAATACCTCCGGCACAGTATCCGCCCCGTTGGCATCGCTCGGGACATCTATCGGCAGGGTAATTATGAAGGACAACGGGCTGGCCGTTGGCGGAGTCGGCGGGAACCAGCTCATGATAGTTGATGGGGTGCTTGGCTACATCTACAACGTCGTCACGTATACATTTACCAGTAGCGCCTTTTTCGCGGGCAGCGGAGGCTATGGAACGTGCGGCTTCCCCTCGACAGGAGTTACTGCCCTCGAATTCGCAGACGGGTATTTTGTTGTAGCCCAAGCCAATTCGATGAATGTCTTCTGTTCCGATCTTTACAACGGCCTGAACTGGAGTACGCTGGCCGTAGCGTCCATCGAAGCGACCCCGGACCCCGTTCAATCAATCTGGTACGAACAGCAGCAGCTCTTCTTTGTAAAGCAAGTGACAACGGAGATTTGGTACAACGCCGGGATAGCTACCGCCCAAGGCTTCCCATTCTCCCGTATGACAGCCGCCGTCATGGACTACGGGACTCCTGCGCCGGCTTCTGTAGCGAGGGGGAACGGCGGGCTTTTTATGCTCGGAGCGCGGCGGGTGAACGACGGACCAAGTTTCATAGGAGCCGTACAGATTTCAAGTGATGCTGTGCAGGTTATCTCCCCTCCCGCCATTACGTTCCAAATGCAGAAATGGACCCCATGGACGGACGCATTCAGCTATTGTTACGAAGCAGACGGCCATAGTTTCTGGGTCGTAACATCCCCTTCAATGAACCAGACCTTTGTTTTTGACTCCACTATCCCCGATCCCATGATGGCGTGGCATGAACGGTCGAGCTACGGGGCAGCCTACATATATCAGACGAACCGCCACCTTAGTAATTGCTACGCCTATTTCAACAATATGCACCTTGTGGGTGATTGGAAAAGCGGGAACATCTATCAGATGACCGATTCTGTGTACCAGGATGATGGCGGCACTCCTATCGTTGCCTTCAGAACCGCTCAAATCCTTGCAGACAAGAAGGGAGAACTTAACAGCATCAGGATCAACCGGCTCATAGTAGATGCTGAAATGGGCGTCGGGGGGAATATAGTATTTTCCTTCTCGGCAGATGGCGGCCATACGTGGTCCGGAGATTACGGGACATCCCTCGGGGCCATCGGAGAGTACGCCAAGAGGGCTGTGTGGAGAAGGGTAGGGCTTTTCCCTTACGGGATGATAGCACGGATAATGATAAGCGATCCATGCAAACGGGTAATTATCGGGGGCTACGTTGACTGATAAGGGCTTTTCTCATCCGGTATTTTCCAGTTATCTCGACTGGTATACCGCCCTTGGACAGTTTGACGATCCATCAAACACGAACTATGGAAAAGTGACTCCGCAGAAACCATACGTCGGAATGAGGGTTTACGCAGATGGTGTTAATTTGAATTTTGGAAGTGGCGCGGGGTTTTACAGGTGGACGGGGACCGTATGGCAGTACATAGGATGAGCATATGATCATCGATAAGCTCAGGCCGAACGAAGTCCCCCTCATCGTTCCACTGGTAAAGGAAATGCTTGTGGAACTCAAGGGAAAGAAAGCACTGAACGAACCATTTTTCGTCAAGATATGGGAGGAAGCCATCGCGACCGGAAAGGGGGTTGTTTTCTTTGCCACCAATGGCGATGGGTATAAGGGTGTTTTTGCCGGTCTGTCCTTCCCGTTGATGCTCACGGGGGAGCTTATGGCGGCCCTTCTTTTTGGATATGTGATTCCTCAGTCCCGGGGCAAGCTCGGGTACAGGATGCTCAAGGCGTTCGACTCGTGGGCCATTGAGAAGGGAGCAACCGTCCTTATCATAGGATGGAACCACCTCATGCCGGAAGAAAATGTAAAGATGTATGAGTCGTTGGGATACGTCCCTAAAGAGACAATGTTCTCCAAGGAGTTATGATATGCCTCTTACAGCAATGTTGGCAGCAGCGGGAGTGAGCGCAGCGGGGAACTTAGGTTCTGCCTGGATAGGATCGAGTTCGGCCAAGGATGCCGCAAACCAAGCCGCCCTGTCTCAGTACGGCGCCGAATCTATGATGGTGGGCGGTCAACAGTCGGCGGTAGGCGCCCTCGAACCCTATGCGGTAGGGGGAAATAAGCTCTACGACATGCTCCAGTATTACCTCACGGGGAACATGGGGACACAGCCGGTATGGGGGGCACAGCAGCAAGCGGACCTCGATGCGGCAAATGCAAAGGTTTCGGCATGGCAGAGTAGTGGAAGTGCAAAGGCTAAAGAAGCCCATGCCGGTGAATATGCACAGGACGTCCAGACGTTAAACCAACTCACACAGCAGAAACAGCAGGCTGATGCGTATACCCAAGCCCAATCCTCGACGGGGAGCAGTGGGCTTCCTGCCGGATACCTGAGTCAACCATTCAATTTGAATACGGCTATGCAGAGTGGCGGTTCAGGCGGGGGCATGGTTGACCTCTCCATGCAGGAGATAGCCGCACAAAGGGCGGCAAGTGGGGGGTTCGGATCGGGCAACCAGGCGACTGACATCGCTAATTACATTTCCGGCACTTTTCAACCTGAAATGTACGCCGAAGATACCTCGTCAAAGCAGAACCTTTATAATATGCTCACCGGCAACACGGGCGGGGCGGGGCAGAGTGTGGCGACGAATGAAGCCGGTATCTATTCAGGAACCGGAACGGCCCAGTATGCGGCGGGAGCGGGATCGGCTACAGCAGCGGGCACTTTGGGGCAATCCAACGCCTATACAAATGCCCTGACCGGGGTGGGGAACACGGCTACGGGCACGGCGGGCCTCTACTTGAATTACCAGAACCAGCAGGCCATACTGAACGCGCTGAAGCAGAATAGCAACCCCTCTTCCTATTTGACTGGTACGGGGGGGATGTCTTCTGGCGCCGGAACCGGAACCAACTGGTCTGATTACCTGAGCGGTAGTACAGGGTATTTCGGTACAGGAGGGTAGGCTATGGATTGGACGGCACTTCTTCCTCAAGCTAACACGCAGACGCCTAAGACCCTTGCCGACTATTGGCAGCCGAATCAGGGCGAGACCGCTATGAAGATTGCCAGCTTTTTGGACCAGAGGCAGGCTCATGGGATTCAGAATAAAGCGGCTAAGTTGCAATATGACATCAGCGAAGAGAACGTAAATGCGACCAAGGAGCTGTCTCAAATCACCCATCCTAAGCCGGAGAGCTCTGACGATGTTTGGACCTCAGCAGGATACGCCAATCCACAGACCTGGAATTCCTTCACTACAAGACATCCCGTGAAGGCAGGGGAAGAACGGCAGGCTTTTACGAATATGATGTTGGCCCGGTCGATGAAGGGGATGGAATTGCAGGCCGGAATGGGAAAGGCTTTCGTCACAGCGGGAGAACCTGAAGCTGGAATGAATATGTTCAACTCGGCCATGACGGGCGGCGGAGGAATGCCGGGGAGCATTGTTCCGCAGCAACCGGTGAATACTATGGCTCCGGGGACTTCGGCACAGCCTACGGCGGCCCCGGCTCCCGTAGCGGGTGGTCAGCCTATCCCGCAGCAGGTAGACGCCATAAGGAACAGGATCGCGGCAGGGACGAACATAGGAGGCGGGGCACAACCACCGGTGGCGGCCCCCGTACCCGATACGCCAGTTCCTCCCGTTTCAGCTCAACCAGCGGTGGCACCAGGTCAGCCTGAATTTCTATTCCGTACTCAGAAAATCAGGAATGACCTTAATGAAATCTTGAATAACAAAAAAATGCCCTATGAGGACAAAAACGCCGCAATAGGCGGACTTATTTCTCAGGCGGGAACCAACACTAAGCTCCAAGCAATGCTCAGGAATGCACAGGCGAATGTGGCGGCAGGGAAAAGAGAAGAACTGGCTGGGATTCCCGCAAACGTCAGGGCGTTTGAAATGGTTTACAAGGTTGATCCTAAACTCAGGGGGACGCCTCAATACATAAAGGCTTTTGGGCACTATCAGACGGCAGGACAAGAGGCATACGGGGCGCAAAGAATACTGGCCATGCTTTCTACGCCGATGTCTGTTTATAACACGAATACCGGAGACTTCGATCTGAAGTCTAAAGAGGAGATCGTTAAAGCAAACGAGGAAAACAAGAGAAAGGGATTTGGCAGTATGTATGTCGGAGAGGGAGCAGCTAAATTCGTCAAGCCAAGGCTTGCAGCCTTCAATGAGATCCAAACTTCATCGAAGCAGGTTATCGATGCCTTGAACAACTTGAAGGGCGACTTTTCCCAAAAGCAGGTTGCCAAATTCGCCCAAGTTTTGAAGGTGCCGGATGATGGCAGCACTATTAAAAACTTCCTTGCCACCGATATCGCAAAGACGCTCACCCCAGATGAAATAGAGTATGTGACGGCCGTGAAGAACCTTCGTGAAAGCGCCTTTGCTCTTCGAGGTATATCTGGAATGGGTCAAGGATCTGATATGCTGCGAGCAGCGATTGCAGACGTAGTGCCGGGGCCTAGAACGCCGAACAAGGCATACGCTCTAAGTGCCTTGAATAGATTCGATACTCAGGTCAGTGTGTTGAAAGCAGGGGTTCCGGGCCTAGGTGCAGAAAGGAAGGGCGAGCCCACAGGCCCAACCAAGCCCTATGCTACCTATACCCTCCCCAATGGCGAACCGGGGACTATCGACACCAAAGAAGCCCATGATGAAATGAAGAAGAACGGCATTTTACCTAAAGATACAAAAATAGGCGGTGAAACAGGGAAACCA